CCATGTAATGGTCTTTGTGAACTCCCTTTTTCTTTTTCTTCTTGGGTTTATCATCCTCATCGTCATCCCCATGGTCTTCATTTAGATACTGTGAAAGCAAATCTTCCAACTCATCATAGGATTTGATTTGAGAACGAACTATTCCCTCAAGGTCAATTGTACCTTGATATTTCTTGTCCAACTTAGTTGGTTTGCAAGCACGAGCAGAATAAGTGGTGTCTAGTTTACCAGACCCTGAACGAATTACCTTGATATCATATCCAGTTTTTGGATCTGTCATATCACCTGCCTCATCTTCATCAAGGTAAAGGTCAATGATATCCTGGTATACTGAGCGAGGAACTAAAACTCCCTTATCTTTGCCTTCGTAATCTACCTTACTACCCTTTTCATCTGAATAGATTATACCACCAATAACATATCTTCTTCTTGGTACCAGATTCTTGGCAAGTTCCTTGTCGTCTTCATCCTTAGAGTTTTTCAATTCTTGATACTTCTCCATAAATGGGCAAGGTTCATCAAAAGTAGCCGGAGATATAACTCCTCCCAAATTGCCTCCCAGGTAGAATTGAATAATTTCGATACCCAATTCTTGGTCATCACCAGGAGACTTAATTCTCATTCTCAGAGTTCCTTCTTTTGGATATACTAACCCACTACCATTTCCCTTAGATTCTAGCTGTTTCTTTCTAGCTAGCATCTTTTCTTTTGTAGAAAGTCCCTCTGATGAAACTTTCTTTTTCTTCTTATCTTTTATCATAATGATTAATTTTGATTGTTCGGTTCTGAATAGACTACCTCATTCATACTCAATACGGTAAGAACGTTTTTCTCTAAGATCTTTTGAAGAGCAGGAGATAATTTATCTGTTTCGAATTCAAGTTCTTTACCCGCATACAAACCATAGGTAACTATCCTACCTATGCCCACCAATTCCCGATAGGTTTTATATTCTTCTGTAATCTCCCCACTCTTTACTACAACTCCTTTACGAGGAACTCCCTCTTTTACTTGTTCAGGGATAATCAAACCCGATTTAGTTTGGTTTACCTCCTTTGGAGATAAAATAAGTACCCGGTTTTCTGTAGGGCATCCAGGTAATTCTTGATTAAATTTCTCAGCCACAAGAGGTGAGATAAATGTCATTGAATAATTCATATTCTAATACTGTTTTTAAAAGTTAGTAATTATTTATAGTTCAATGGGTTAACCCTTTCTTAGATTCGCATTAATAGTTCTTAATATATTCTCCCGACTCTCATAAGCTTTACATATAGCTATGAACTTATTTGCTTTTTCTACAGCTTTTAAGTATCTCTCATAAATGGAAGAATACTTCTTGTTAAGATTTGCCTTATGAGAAACATATTCGTTATTCCACCTTTCATTGGCATCCTTATAATATACCCAAGCATTGGAATAGGCTTCATCCTTTTCCCTTGCTAGTAAATCTCTTTCCTTTATATACTTATCTCTAAGAGAACAAAGAATATAATAACTAGAAGGAGATTCTCGTAGCTGAGAATTAATGATATTCTCATTGATAGACAATTCTTTTTGAATATCGATTTCTAGGGTCCTACCCTCAAATTTAACCTTTAGTTTTTTTAGCTCCGTCTTCATAAACTTCTAATAGGTTTTTAAAGTCTTCCTTACTAAATTCGCCTTTACTTATAGCATTAGATACTTGAGCAAAAGCCATTTGATAAGCTAAACTCATACCAGGCAATCTAAGAAGAGATTTATAGGGACTAATCTTATCTACTAAAGCTCTTAATCGTAAGTCGCATAAGTTATCAGTTCCCCCTCTATCTAATAATACTAAGAAAGCTGCCCAATAAATATGAGTAGCATCTTCATAAGCAAGTTTCCCATCCTCATCAGTGGCCATTACTTTAAAAGCCATATCCTCTAATGTAGTAAGGTTAGTCTGTAATTGATGTAATTGGGTCTTTATTCTATTGAATAACATCTTTTCTTGTCCACTTACCTTTAAATTCGTAGCATCCATGTATTTAAACAGATTCTCAATAGAATAACCCAAACATCCTGCAATCATATAGGTAAGGGCAGTTAATTTACTCGCATTTTGATATTCCTCATTTGTTGCCATGGTTTCATAAATTTATTTTATTTATGTGGACATAGTATCCTCTTTCTTCACTTCTGTAGGTGATTTTGGATTTTCTTTATGATTTATCTTAAATTTACAGCTTGGGCATTCTACTACTCGTATAATCTCATAATCCGTAGGAGATTCTAAAAATTCACTACGTATTTCACAAGCATCGTATTCAAATTCGCAATCACATACTGGGCATTTAGCTCGCCATATCGTGGGTCCGTTCAAAATCTTTTTCATTTTCTTAGTTTTATGTTATTATACCGTAATATTTTATACAATACACCAACTGAGATACCAAATTCTTCTAGTATATCCTTTCTTGGTATACCTTCTATGTACCTAGAAATTAATAATTCTACATTTACCTTACGTTCTCGTTCTTTGCCAACAAAATAGAACCTTTTATCTTCTATACATTGACCCATGTTCATCTTAGCAGTTCCCCAATATAGATTACTTACTCTATTATTTTCAGGGTCATTATCTTTATGGCATACTTGAGGATAATGGTTTGGGTTAGGTATATAAGTGGAAGCCACTAACCTATGTCTATAGAAATTCTTCCGTTTACCATCATCTCCTACTAAAGAGTTAGATAAATAACCATTATCTTTCATAGCAGGTTTTACCAATCTCCAATTACCAGTAAATTTCGAATATAACTTCCCAGTACGGGATATGTAGTAATTACTAAATCCTGGTATATTACCCTTTTCTCGATTCTTCATATTCTCGTTGATATTTATGGATTTCCTTTTTATATAGTTCCATAAATACCTCGGGGGAAGCTGCACTAAAATTACCAATCTTATGGGTTTTAAACTTATGATATTCTTCCATGTACTCTTCTACTGAAAAGTCTGGTTTTAACATTCTAGTATAATCATAGCCTGGCATAAACGGTAATTCTTCTGCCATAGACCTACCTATTGTAAAATCCATTGATAGAGTTACATCATCTACTTGAAAACCGAAATACTTCTTAGTACTTGGGTTACGTAGGATATTCCAAATGGTATATACAGTCCATGTATTTATATCTTCTGGTTTAGAATACATATATACTGCATCATGTACCGTACAAGCTTCTTTCATCATTGGTAATTTACCTTGTCTCATTAACCAATAAACAAGAATAGCTCCAAAGTTGGTCATATTTGCTGCAGCACCTTGACATGGGAAGTTAAGTCCCAAACGAATAGCATAAGCAACTTCTTGTTTGTCGTTTGAGTATATCTGGGGTAATCTTCTCTTAGTACCAAATAACTGAGTATAATACCCATGCTTACGAAGGAATTTCTCTTGCTTCTCTTTGAACTTAAGTATCTTTGGGTGTTTCTCAAAGAACTCCGCCATTTCTTTATGGGCTTCTTCTTTAGTAACTATAATACCAGCTTTTGGGTCGGATAATTTTACTGCAAGTAAAGCTTCTCCAATACCATAAATCAAACCGAATGCAATTTGCTTAGCTTGTTTTCTTCTAGTCTTCCATAATTTATGGTCAGGATGATTTTCATCTTCGTATATTTTAGAGGCTTCCTCAATTGATACTCCATATTTTGCTGCTGCTATACCCAAGTGAGGGTCAGCCCCCTTTGCAAAAGCATCAAGATATGTTTCATCACCCGATAGATGAGCCATCATTCTTAACTCTGCCTGTGAGTAGTCAAATGCCATATATAAATATCCCGGAGGAGCAACTAATTGTTTCTTGATATTGGGGTCTACCGATGTCTTTGGTATCTGCTGCATATTTGGGTCTGCAGAACTAAATCTATTAGAATCTGTACCGTGTATATTATACCTACCATGTAATCGGGAATCATCTTGTACCTTTTCCCACCATCCATAAATATAGGTCTTATACATTTTCTCTAACCCTCGTAATTCAAGAAGCTTATCAAGGAATATTGCCTTTGGTGAATCTGGCTTTTTAATCGTTAACCTAAGGTTAGTAAGAGTTTCTTCATCAGTACTTGGTTTACCAGATTCATTATCCTTAATCACATCAAAATGAAAGCCATCTTCTGAATACATCAATGCAGGTAAATCAACTGGGCTACCCAAATTAATGGGCCTTATTAATTCTTGTTCCTTTTTAGTTGTGAATATACCTGCTTTGATATTTGAGATTTTCTGTTCCCTTGATGCAATCTTCCGTTTATCTTTTGGGTCATTATAATCTAACTCTTCAAGTTCGTCTTCAATAGACTGAATATATTTATCAATCTTTTCTTGGTTATACTTCTTTTCGAATTTCTTTACTCTTGGCAAAGCGTATATTGCGTCTCTAGCAGCATCTATTTTTGGTTTATATTCTTCCAAAAGCTTTTTATTGAACTCAGTATCTAGATATAAACCCTCCTTTTCTACCGATGTTAGTACTCGTGAATTACACATGAATAAATTACGGAATACCGAATACATACCTAAATCCACCAACTTCTTCTCAAAGAATATCATTAACCTAAGAGTATAATCTGTATCTTGACACCCATAATGGCAAAGTGGGTCTAATTCTTTTTTATCCCAAGGTATTTTATCAAAAGCATCTTGCTTTTCATAATTACCATACTCTGGTAAATATCTTCTTACCATTGACTTTAAGTCATGAGGTTTTTCCTCGTTGAGAACATATTTAGCAAGCATCCCATCTAAACATGTACCTCTGTAGAATATCTGATACTTCTGATTTATCTGATCATCAAATTTCCAGTTCCATGCAACCTTAGTTATCTCATAATTCTCGATTACCTCTTCCCCAAATTTCCTTAGCATCTTCTTCCAATTCCACCCTGGAGATGTATAATCTTTTGTTTCAAAGTGGTCTAATGGAATAGAAGCACCAAACCCTGGCATCCAAGATACTGAGAGTATAGTGGGTTTGAAACTCTTATTGTAAATTGGTTCTGCATTGGTTTCGTAGTCACAACAAGCATAACCAGTTGATTTACAACAGGCAATGAGTTTCTTTAACTCCCTTTTGTTTCTTATTATGTGATATCTTGTTTCCATTGCAATTATAAATAGAAAAAGGGACATACCCACCAGTAGTAGATACATCCCTCATTATTAGTATTTTTCTTGTAAGTCTTCCAGATTGGATGATAATGCTAACCAATCTTTCTTATAAGCATGGAGAGAATCGATTGTATGATACAGATAACCCGGTTTTACTCCTACCTCTTTAGCTACATATTGCATGAGTCTCCATGCAAGATATACATCATTACCAAAATGTTGTACAAAGTCCGAACTTCTTTGATGATAGCAAATATGTAATACCTTCTCTCCTTTACCATTCTGACGGATAAGGAAATCATAATACATTGAGCAAGGTATACGTTTACTTCCATCAAGGAATCTTAAATCTGTACCATGGAATATAGGGAGTACTGCTTTACGAGTATCATTATCCCTCTTAAGAAGTTCAATAACTGATTGCATTGCTAAATCACAGTTAAAAGAAGTACTACCATAAATGTCTAACGAGTTCCAAATACGCTCTGGGTAGGTGTAATCAAACTTACCATTCACCAAAAACTGTTCCCATAAATCTTTTCTCAATTCCCAAGCTTTACCTGGATTTAAATCATACCAACCAATTCTTTCTTTAAACTCGGCATCTGCCCATTCCTTTGAATGAGAGAATATGAATAACCATACTGGGTCTCCAAGTGAAGTTAAACAATATTGTTGGCAAATGAGTTCTTTTGTAATAAAATCCTCATTACCTTCAATCACTTTATTTTGATAGGTCTTTGGTTTTACAGTTTGACCATAACTGTTGAGTTCTCTGCCCATTTCGGACATTAACTCAAAACTGTTAGAATATATCCTCATATTATATAAATATTTAACTGTATGACATTGTAGAATTAACCCAGGTCATATGCCAGTAGCGAAATACAAAATTATCAAAATCCTCTACCTCTTTCATTAACAAGGGTATATCTGGTTCTGCACCGTTCTTTTTAATCTCTAAAACTTGGTAATAAAATTTGTTTACTAATCCTATCCGCTTCTGATTTAAAAATTCCTTAGCTTCCATTGTTCTTTTGTTTTAAAAGTTTCTTTTTATAGGCTTTACGTTGAGAGTAAGAGATTACATTCTCAGGATATTCTATATCCTCGTATTCAAGAAGTAATTCTTTTGCTTTCATTGATTTATATGTTTCCTCATATAAATCTGGTCGAAGCACTTTAAAACTTCTAAAGAATACCTTGAATGAAGAGAATTCCTTCTCTGTGCCCTTTTGGAATTTTTTCCATATCTCTTTTATCCTCTTATTCCATGAATTCTCCTCTGCTCCTTTAAGTACCTTCTTCAAAGGTTTATGGGTATGATACATTAGAAGTGTCTCCACATTTCCGTACATTTGAGTCGCAAATAGGTTGATTTGTACTGACTGGTCCGGCCCATATACGTACTCTGACATTCGTTGAATTAATAGGAAATCGAATATTAACCTCTTGGTAATCTCCGAAGCCCGAACTACCATTGTAATAACTGGGATGTCTTCCCCGAATCGTTTTGAAAAAGTAGCAGCTATTAGACATTGTTTACCATTATCATGATGATTATTGAACATATAAGTTATATTGTAATTCTGAGAGTACTTATTTCTCAGTACTCTCAGTTTACTACGCAACAAGTCAAGCTTATTAAAATCTATGTAGTTATTCAATAAGCTAGTCCACTTAGTTTCTTTATAATTGAAACACCGCCCATAATCAAATTCTGGGTCTACCCATGCTTTTCGTATTTTTATAAATACATTATACACTACTGCTACCCCACTATTAGCCATAGCTCCTTTCCCAAATATGATTGGGTCTAATCTTAGGAATCCCTCATTGAGTTTTTCCCATGCTTCCTGTGAAGTAGCAAATTCTAACGAATGGAGGGACTCCTCCGTATTAAGTTGAAGCCCCTCTAATTTCTTATTCCAACCCGACATATAATTGGCTGATTTTTAATTGGTTACTAATAATTTGTAGTTTGCCTCCATAAATTGAGACGTTGTTTTTTAAAGAATAAACTAAATAATCCGCAAGGAGTAAACCCATTCATGGCTAAGAATCCCATATAGAGATAGAAAGCTTTTACTAATGATTCCTGAAAATCTATTTCTTTGGTCATTACTTGAGTTTGTTTCCAGGGTCTACATTTAAGGAAGTTCCTTGCTTTATTGAGTTCATATATTACTTCCCATAAATATAGCTTCTCGTTTTCATGAGATATCTCGCTCATTTCATGAAAACCTGGGGTATAAGAAACTATCTTATCATACTCTGCTCTATCCTCTCTTGCCCAATCAGTTGAACTTAATATAGGATATTTCCTTACACTTCGATGATCTGGGTACTTGATGAGTAGGTCTTTGATTCCAATTGCCATTACCTCAAATAAACTCTTGGCATCTTGATATTTTAATATATCTTCTGGCAATATATTAGAATACAAAAGCAAAGTAAAGAAGAATCCCAAGGCATCTGCTTGTTCCTCATTTGCATTTGCTAGACTGTTTAATACCTGAGTATATTCTTCTGAGGTTAAGCAATCATTATTCCATCCATAATCACGATATATAGATACTACTTCATCGGTAGATTCGAATCCTTCGGTTAATTCCTCAATAACCCTACCAATAAAATCCTTTAGGATAACTTGGTTCTTTGGGTTATTTATATCTAAAGGATAATCAGGTAACCTTTCTATCTCTTTATACCCAAAGAATTGTTCTATCCCAAGATCATACATTTCTTGTAGTATCCGTGCCTCAGTTTCTTCTACCTGAGGCACTTGTTCATTTATATTCCTTATGTCCACTATTTTATGTTTTGAGATGAACCAAATCCTTTATCTCCTCTGCTTCCCCACATTTGGGATTCAGTATAAAACTCATCTTGCTGAATCTCCTCTGGCTCGGTAATATAAATGGGTACATGAATAAATTGTACCAGCTTTTGACCAGCCTCGATAACCTGAATTTCTTGAGAAGTATTATATACTCCAATGTGTATCTCTCCAACATAAGGGGAATCCACTATCTCGGCAGTAAAGATTAACCCTTTCTTAGTAGCTATACCAGATTTGTTTGCGGCCATTAACATAGATGCAGGAGGTTCTAGCAAACCTTTGATACCCGATGGGATAAGTATACGATGACCTGGTTTTAAAGCTATATGCCTTACGAAATTTTCATTAAATGGTATATCTAAAATATACCCATTTGAATCAAATTCGTTCTTGTCATGAATATCCTCAGGATATAAATCAGTTGGTACATAAAAATCTAACCCAGCATCATTTGGGTTTGCTCTGTTGGGAGATACTACCTCCCTTACTTTGATAAATCTAAATCTGTTCATAATATATTACATTTACGTAAAAGTTGTCCAAAGGTTAATTTCTCGGGTCTAGAAACATGTACTCCCAATGAATTACACATCCTGATTACATCGGTAGAACCCTCCATACATAAATTAGCAAGTACATCTTCTTGCTTTACAAAATAGTTTGGGTTGTTAAGGTATACCTTGAACATAGCCCATATCATCTCTATTGGTTTCATTATTTAGTACACTCTTTATAAAGTTCTCTAATACGTTTTCTTGGTACTTCGAATTTCTCAACGGTTTTGGTAATAACCTCTTTTCTGTCTTTCCCTTTTCGAATCAAGCCTCGGATGTATTTCTTGATACCAACGGTATCTTCAAGTACATCTAAATCCTTGTATTGATTCTTCTGTTCAAGTTCTTTCCTAGTGATGTTCAAGTTCTGTGACATCTTGAATGCACATAATTCTGAGTCTCCACATAGTTTACACTCTTTAGTGGATAAGTCATACCCAATACCAAAGCAAACATCACCATTAGTACCCAACTGAGTTAAATCTAGGGGAGTAAGAATATCTTGCTTTGATAAGTCAGGAAGTTGTTTCTTTTTCTTAGCCATTATATATCCTTTTTACGTTTATAATAAATGTATATCTCACTGTTATCCTCTATAGGAACATAGGAATAACCCATGTTATTAATAAATAGTTCCCTGAGTTTATATAATTCTTGGTATGAATTTCTATCATGACTCTCTTGACATACTTTGACTACCATACCATTACTCCAGTACAGATAGAAATAATGAGTAAAGCATTCGGGAGTATTTTGAGAAGTTTCCAAGCTTGATATCCATATCAAATCTCTACAGTTGAATACATGTTTAGGGTTGGGTACCTCCCCAACAATGAGAGACTTAAACCATTCTTTAATCTTCCTCATCATAAGTATAATTAATGTGTTTACAATTAGGACAGACCCATTCTTTGAAATGCCATCCTTTGATTTCCAAATCCTCTTTATGAAAACGTTTCTTACATGAATGACATTGATAACCATCCTTGGAAAGTATAAAGTCTAAAGCGAGTATTATTATCATAATAACCACCGCTGTAATTAAAATATATTTCTCCATCACCGAAAGCCTTTAATTTTTCTTTTTAGTGTTATTGGGTTTCCTTAAGAGTACCCAGCAATAAATACCCGATGCAGAGATTTGGATTATCTTCCAACCATCTGATAATAGAGTAGTTAGTTTAGTATCATCTTCATCTCTGATACATATTAGTTTATCATTATTCATAATGCCTATATGCTTATTAATTGTAATCTTCTTTTCCTCCTTCGGAGAAAAAGTAAATACTCATAGTACTTCTAGTTAATTTTGACTAAGGCTATGGTTAGGATGATTCCTCCAAAGCTTATCTAACAATATTACTTTCAATTCTTGTCTCTGATAATATTGCTTCCGATGCTTACCATGCCTATCTAAATAATCTCCAGGATAATGAAGGTCATCAAGGTACACTTTCTTTTTCGATTTATCGGTTCTTACCAAACGACCAAGGAATTGAATCGATTTTTCTTGGCTATCCATACTTGCTGCATTAAGCAAATACCTAAGCTTAGGAAAGTTTTTACCTCGAGCAATGATGGTAGTTGATACCAGGATATCGATTTTACCTTCCCTAAAATCCTTCATTATTTGTTGTCTTAATTTAGATTTAGTATTAACATGAACATAGGCAATATTATAGGCATCGCCCAGTTTCTTTTTAAAGAATTTATATAGATTTTCACAATGTGCAATATGCTTACATACTACGAGAGCAGGAAATCTACCTTGATTAAGATTCCATTGTAATCGATTATAAGCCATTAACCAAGCCCTTTTATTTTCGGTAATAGAATCATCATATATCTCCTTATAGGATATACAATCGGATTCCCAATTACCATACCAAGGTTTACCTGGTACTATCTTTACTACAGTATTAGTTGAGTAACCTTTCTTAATAGAATCCTTGAGTTTAAATTCTGCAATCACTTCACCAAAAAAACACTCGAGGTTCATATTCTTAACCTTATCCTTTGCAAGCTTACTCATATAAATGGTACCAGATAATCCTATACGGATTCGGGTATTAAATAACCGAGTGATTACATTCTGATATTGCTTACTGCCCCCTTGATCTGCCTCATCTACAAGTACCATATCTATTTGAGATAATTCTTTCTGATAGAATCTCATGTTCCTTGAAATAGATTGGACCATACCTATAGTAAAATTAGACCAGTTTAAAACTTTGCCTTGAACAAAAGTGATATCCTCTCCGGGAAGATATTGCTTAAATTCTTCTCTAGCCTGATTTAACCAATCAGAATCATTAGTTATTAACAAAGTCTTTAACTGTTTCTTATATGATAAGTATAAAGACGACATGATGAGGGTTTTCCCCGCGTTAACCGTATAATCTAATACGCCAATATGAAAAGGTAGATTACCCACTTTATTATTGATTACAGATTTAACTGCTTTCTCTTGTTCTGGCCTTAATTTATATTTACCTATATTCGTAACTACTTTACTGACTTTAGGTAAAGGTTGACGCATATCTACAACTTTAGGTTTAATCCCCATCTCTATACATCTATTATATATCCTGGGAAGTAAACCTATTTTAAATTGCCCAGTCTTGGTGATGTAGTGAATCTTACCATCCCAATTCTGCATACCTCTTTGCCTTGTACGTAAATAGAAGGCATTCGGATGTCGAATGGCAAACTCATTATAGAGTTTCTGCGCATACTTGAGGGGTATATCAAGTTCACACATATTACCATTCTGAATAATTATCTTACTCATACTAATCTTTTATTTTATCCCAGAGACTCCCCTCTACTTGAGGTTCATTATCCAGAAGTTGTTTACTCTTATTTTTATATAAGTACTTATTGTACCTTTCTATCGCTTTATCATTATACATCTGACTTGGTTCTGGTAAACCATTACACCATGCAAGAGATTCGAATTGGGCATCTATAAATTTCATAGGATCCCAACCTCTCTCATCCAAAAAAGTTTTTAACCTTAAGAAGTGAATTAATTTCTCAGGATTATCTACACCATCATAAATACCAGTAGCAGAAGCCACTTTTTTAAAGTAATAATCTTTAATTCTTATCACCTCTTCGAATTCGGATCTATCCAATGAGGATAATTCTATCTCTGCATCTATCTGATTCGTAATATTCTCTTGCATAGATAATAACCTTTGCATAACATTACGATAATCAGTCATCCTCTTTAACCCGGTCTCAATGTATTTGATAAAACCCTCTCGAGTATCAAGATTAAAATCCTCACAAAAAGTGTTACATACTTCGGCAAGCTTTTTACAGTTTGCCCATTCTCGAGAATTACTCTCATTTATTTTCCGAACTCCCCGATGTTTTAATTTTATACGGATTGCATATAAAATATCAGCAACAAGGGCAGCATCCCCCTTAGATGCTAGTAAAATGTTATTAACTCGCTTAGTATTCTTATGGTTAGAAACTAAGACTGCTCTATGATTTATTGCCCCCTTTCGAGCAATAACAAAAAAAGCCTCAACTGGGAAATTATCTACCTCTAAGATATTTAATATTTCCTCAAACTGAGACTTAGTTATATGGATAGATGGTTCACGCATAAATATCTTATTTTATAATATAATAGGAACTCCTTATTTCAATGAGTTTCTGATTGATACAAATCTAGATAACTTAATTATCCCACCGTATACCCTCTTTATATTGAGAGATAATCTTAGATATGTGTCTTTTACTTATACCAAATATAGAACTAATCTTAAATTCTGGTACTTTATAATTCAACCTTAAATCTACTATCATATTTCTAGTTTGATTAGTAATAGAGGCATTCGAGTGATATTCTCCTCTAGCCATTAAAGCTGATGGAGTTTTTAAGTTACCATCTCTATAAGCTTGAAGTATATTCTGGGATTGGGTACCCCACTTAAGATTCTTATAATGGTTATTGGATGGATCATTATCCAAATGCATAACTATATCATAGATTTCTGGTTTAGGATTATGAACCCAGGCCAAAGCTACTAATCTAGATACTTGTAACCATTTAGTACCTATCTTTACCCGAATTCTTCCAGTACTTGAAGTATTTGAAGTTTTTCTAAGTTTCCAAGCACCTCTACTATAAGAATAAATTTCACCGTTCTTTGTAACATGGTAACCTGGATGCCCAACTACATTATCTTTCATAAGCTATTTTTTATTTTAATTAGTTCTTTATAAGTCTGATATCGGGTGTTATATACCAGCCTCATAACGGCAGGTTTTTTTAAGTCGTTTACATCCTTTCCGTCTGGTAAAAACACCACCTTGACCTTTTTATAGGCAACAAGTTTGAGCGCCAAATTGATTGCATATTGCTTGGCGTCTGGGTCCAAGAGTATAATATATCTTTCGCATTGGGATTTAAGTAATTCATTGATTTGGTACTGACTAATAGCTTTGCCCATTGTGGCAATTCCTCTATCGCCCATTGTGAGAGCATTAAGTGCTCCCTCGCAAATGAATACCGACCGGTACATTTCCAATGCGTCATGATTAAAGATGATAAATTGTTTGCCAAGGCCTGTGATATCTTTATCGGGATTATTATACCTGGGACCTTTTCCGATAACGTTCCGAGCATTGTAATATTTAAGTTGTCCTTGATAATAGAACGGGATGATAAGGTACCCGTAGGTCGTGCCCATTGTTCCATAGCCGATACCAAATTTTGAAAACTGGTCGGGGTTGAAGCCACGTTTCTTGATATATCCCCTAATACTTTTTGCAAGTTGGCTGTCTCCAATCGAAATATTTCTAAATCCCTCAGGGAGATACAGGGGCTTACTCTCGGCAAGTTCGATTTTCTCTTCCTTAAACTGTAGTTCATCAAATTGTCCATTGTTCAAAAAGTTAATTAGTTCATGGTATTCTGTAAATCCCTCTATATCCATTATCAGTTGAGCAGGAGAGGGATGAGCATTACATCGAAAACAATTAGTTCGATACATGGAAAGATTAACCCCCAACTTCTGTTCTCTCCCGCAATATGGGCAAGTTGGTATACGCATCCAGCCATGCTTATAATCAAATGCTCCCAATCGTTTAACGAAGTATGTCCTTAGTCTAGATTTAAACTGATTAGTTATTTTCATACTCTCTTATAGCTTTCCTAATTACTCTTCGAAGTTTCTTTAAATCCTCTAAATCTAAATCGTTGATACAAGTGGTTTGCCAACCATTATGGGATATTCCTAAAACTACCCCATCAGACCATCTATCTTTTACTATTTCTATTTTCTTTGTTTTCATATCTTTTCTTCCCACATCTCATACAGTAATATTTTACATATCGTTTCTCATAATACTGGGCTTTTCTTCTCCCACCTTTCTTAGAAAAGATTGCCCTACGAGGTCTCTGTTTAAACTCAGACCAATGAACAGCTACCCATTCATGATATCCAAGCTTACATTTAAATGTCTCCAGTAGTCCTTTCCCTTTTCTTAGAATCCGCATCTGGATTAGTGCTCTTCTTAAATTGTTCATCCAATTTTTTACCATATACCTCATCATATTGTTTACGTTGTTCTCTTGTAAATTCTGTACATCTTTGTCTTTCAACATCACATTTAAATAAGGCTCTACCTGAAGAAAGACCGTCCCTTTGTACTACCATCTCAACTCGAAGTATATTATCTTTTTCTTCTTGCTCGGTAGAATTAAGACCCACAATAACTTGAGCATTACGAACAATAGCAATTGAACCAGAGATATCATTTTCATCATATCTAGTAAGTCTATGCTTCTTACCTTCACGAGTAATATGATGTGCAGTCCATATGATATCAAGATGTAACTCTTCTGCCAAGTTTTGCAAATCTACATATACATTAGAAATCCTTTCGAAATCCTCTCGGTCTCCAGCTATTGAGGCAAGCTTACCTGCATAATCTACCATTAATACTCTAATATCGATGCCTTGATTACGCAATTGAACTATCCTCTCTTTTATGTAAGTTGTATTAGTAATCATTGCAGGTACCCTCTCAACCACCAATTCAACCCCAAATCTTGCAAGCTTTCTTAAATGTTTAGCTTCAAGTTTATCATACTCACCTGAGTATAATTCCTTTTTGGTTTTATTGATACTAGATTGAATAAATCTGTCCATGATTTGGTCTTTACCATTCTCGGTATCTACGTATAATACGGATTTCTTCATTCGAAGATAACCTCGGGCAAGGTTTACCATGAAGAAAGTTTTCTTTGCTTTAGGTTTATCCAATATTACATTAATAGAATGTTCGGGATAACCTCCTGCATTAGTAAGGTCATTTAATTGCCTAAAGGGACAGGGTATTACCGAGGGTTCTGATTGTCTTTTAAACTGTCTCTCTGTAATATCTCGAATCATGTATATAGGTTCGTCCTCTTTCTTTGGTTTACTTTTCTGAAGTACTTTTTCAATCTTCCTTGAATACTCTTCATATTGTTCGAAGTTATCTAAATCAAAAGAGTCATTCAGGTTCTTCATTTCAACATAGGTAGAGAACTGGTAAATCTTTTCCTTGATATAATCTGCATCCGATAAGGGAATGTGATATAAATTGCTTATTAACTTATTGATATTAGGGATGTCATCCTTAGTTACCAAATCAATGTATGCCTTTGATTCTAGCAATTCTTTTAATACTTCTTTTAATACATTCTCTGAAGGCATCTTACCTTGCTTCTTAAAGTATTTTGATATACCCTCAAATATAAGGGCATGCTCAATAAGAACCAGGTAATTAGCTTTAATCCTTTTTAGGACTAGACCTCCTTCCTTATCTCTTAAAACAAACCGGAGTATCTCAAGTTGGAAATCCGGTGTGAAACTAAATTTGATGTTGTCTTTAAATTTCTTCATATCTATATTGCAATATTATATAAACTAATAGATTTTGATAGTACCGAGATAGTTCTGAGTATGTTGACAACTAACTAGAAACTACTAATCCACTACCTTAAGCTCCCGAATATTTAATATTATTATTTTATATAAGAAAAAATACTTATATTTGCATAACGAATATTTAAAAACATGGGAAAAAGTAAAGGAAATAATGGCTCAGAGCTTCATCGATTAAAACCTATGCAAGAATATGATGAAGCTACTTTCAATAGACTTTATAAAGTCTGTAAGCCAGTGATTAGGAATCTTACCAGACAGATTGATTATAAAAGGTTTAATCTTACACCAGATATAATTCAGTCTTATTTCTGGGACAAGATGTTATTTGTTTTTAATAAATACTATGGTGAATGTACTGAAGAACATCTCAAAGCAAGAATCCTTGCTTCCTTGAGTACATTTAAAAATAAATTGCTTCGTTCTGCATACGGAGAACAAGCAGAGTATAATCAAAGCCTCTTTAAACTGGATGATTTATTCGATAATGACAAAGAACTAGAAGATGATAGTGAAGAAGAGAAAGCTAAATCGGAAATGCTTGATATGATGTATACTTATATGAAAGATAAGCTTTCTCCAGATGCCTATCTTTTGTTTGAGGTATTAATTACTCCTCCCCCTTTTATCAAGGAAAGGCTTGAAAATAGTACTCGAATAACTAATATAATGCTTATCGAATTTTTCGAAATGCCTAAGACTAATGAGTCTATGAGATACATCTCGGAACTTAGACAAGATATACAATATTGGGAAGACCGAGCTAAAGAAGAACTTAAGTATTAACACAAAAGAAAAGGGGCGTTTCCCAACGCCCCTCCCTAATTGATTTTAACTACGCAAACACAGTTTGTAAACAAAGGTTTACTCTTAAACAATACAAATAATACACATGAGTTTTAATACTACTAAATAACTAATAACAACTTTATGATGATATCTTTTGGATATATCGTAATGTAATAGTCGGTGGCAATTTTTCAATATCCAAAGTTTCTACCGAAGTTTCTTGTAAGAAAGATTCCCCTAATAGGTTCCAGCTTACTACGATAGCACCATCTTGAATACCCTTGGTAGGAGTTCCTCTACCGAAATCTCCATTCAATCCCGTCTCCCTATTAAAGAAAGATTGAGGACGAACGTTCTCCCAGTTATTGGCATTATCTTGTTTACCTTTAGATACACCAAGAGCATGCCTATGCTTAGGAAGGTCATCACCTTTAATTGAGATTAAGAAGTTACCCTTAGTGGGTGTATAGTAATCTCCGACATTCTGTAGCATTACTTCATCTCCAATCTGAACTCCTCCAGCTTGGTAACCAATAACTATTCTACCAGCTGCCTTAGTATATTCTGCCCAGCCCTCCGGTATTACATCGGTTTCCCAAAGAATGATAGAACCGATTGGTAAGTTAGCAGTACTCAGAGATTCAGCGAATTCTTTTCTGATAGCCTCAATCTGACTATCGATGTATTGCTTGATATTTAACTTAGTACCAGATTCATCTATTACCGGGAATCCTGAATTTACTTGTTCTAATCTTTTCACTGATTCCTTCATCATACTCTGGGCAGCAGTAGTATAAGGGATTTCTTGGAACTTACCTTGATAAGGTACAATAGCAAAGTTCTCATTTCGTTTGGTCATTGCATCAGTACCCTTACCATATACTCCGATAAGAACAACGGAAGTTTTATTATTAGAGTAATAGGGGCAAGCACTCTCTACCATCTCTAGAAGATTGCTATATGTCATATCATAATTGGAATATATATCATTATTAATGATATCCGGTGTACGATTTTCTTCGGCAATCGGATAATAAATATCCAGAGACTTTTTGAACAATGTGTAAAAGCTTTCGGAAGATTCATTCCAATAAGCTACGAAGTCTACGGGGTTATCTACAGGTTCGGGGATAGTAGTGTGTACTGCAAAGAGTAATACTTCTTCTGTTGAACCTTGGGTACCTTGGATATTCTCAATGGTAAGGGTTTGTTCATCAGATATAAATACATACCCATCCCTTGAAATACACCCAAAGTTTACATCTGGCAATTCCCCATCTTCTGAAGCCTTTGCCATATACCTTGCCATAATCCTATCCTTGATTACATTGGCATACTTACTTCCAGCAACTCCCTGAGGAGATACTACTAATTTGTTACCATTTATGGTAGCCGAGCCAAATCCACAGAATGGCCCTAAACCAGAAGGAGCAGCAATTGCCTCTGCTGCTTCCTTTGATTTAATAATACCTTCATACTTAAAGTACGTCTTCATTGTCCTTAGTATTTTTAAATTGATTCTTTTGTTCTGACATATCCTTAAATGCTTCACCTACATCCTTGAACTTGAGGGTTAACAATTTAAAGAGTATTCTCCATATACTGTACCGTTTCTTAATACCATGTATTTCACAGATGTGTCCATATATACTATCTACTTCGAAACAGTAGCATATTACCATAACCGTTATTGATACCCCTATTGGGTTCATCCCATAGGGTTCCCCAATAGCTTTACCAAGTACAGCACCAAGTAGAACATAACAGATATAATCTACTATTTTGTTTAGAGTTCTTCTTCCAGCTCTAGATTTTCGAATTTCGATTTTCTGTAACCTACTTGCCGATAACCCAAACCATAAATCTGATAGGATTAGAATTATTGCAAGAATTATCATCCATCTCAAATCATACAAGATTTGTGTACACTCTCCCAATATCCCCACAGTGAATGTCTTGAATAAAGACTGAGTTGTGGTCTCTGTTATTCTATCGATTGTTGAATTTATCATTGTTCTACTATTTGCCAAGATTGATTACTGTAAGTTGTAATGGTAAATGTTTTCTCTGAGAGGTCATCATGTTCCCATTCTAACTTTTGAGGACTAACACTTAAAAGGTCTGCATCTACTACCGTGAACTTAGTTCTCTTTGAAGTATCTACGACAGATTCAAAGATATATTCACCAGCTTGGGCAGTAACGAATTCATACCCAGCACCACCTGCATCATAAGTAGTTACTTTACCAACTTCCCTTATTCGACTATCGAAGTCTGGTTTATTAGAAGTACACTTGATTAAAGTAGATACCTGTTTAACATTCCCCTTTAATTCTGCATAAGGGGGAGTACAAGAAATCTCGATGATTGTAGGATAATCTTCCAATATTACTTGGCATCTTAAAGAAGAACCATCATCCGCTACAAAGGTATAAGTCCCAGCCTTGGTAAGAACAATTTCCTCATCAAGGTTATAGGTTTCCCCGTTCTCATCACAGGTAGCAGTACCACTTACATTGACCCCATTTTTCATTTCCTCAAGATGGAACTTACAAGCAGACTTCTCATCCAGTAATTGGTATACTGCATAAGTATCATCTATCTGGTCTTCTGGTAATGCCCAGTTGGGTTCTTTCCAATGACTGTCTGTAGCATCCGAAGGTACTATCTTTAATTTATTCTGATATACTACTGGAGAATTATTAACTACCAAAGTAGTCTTAGCAGTAGGGTAAGCTACAGACTGGAAGGTATAAGTCCCTGCCCTATTTGCAGTATATACATAACCATTCTGAGCATTAAAGGTTTCCCCAGTTTCAATTACCCTTACTCTGTAATCATCTCCATTACCAGAAATACGTTGTATCTTTACTGTAGCTTTTGCAGAGCCATTGAATAATGTGACTGTTGGTGGGCTAACAGTAATTCTATATACTGCAGTCTTACCAGATACTACTTCGAATATACCTACACCTTCATCGGTTTCCCTTTTATCCAGTGTACATTTAAACTTATAAGTACCATAACTATTAGCAGTAAACTTATCACCGTTCTTAAACAACTTAGTATCACCAATTAGCCTACAATATAGTTCACCAGTAAATGATTCTGGGTAATTCGATTCGATGGTAAGAGTGGTAGTAGCATCCTTGATACTTTGCTTATTCCCAACTCTAAATTCAGAAGGTGTACATCTTACCTTATATGTAATCTCTTCTCGAGTTACAACAAAGGAAGTTTGCTTCACTGGGAACTCTACTACCTCGAATATATAGGTACCTGGTTCGGAAAACTCCCAAGTTGAACCAGAGACTTTCACTATATCCGTACCAGATAATCGTACATTACAAGTTTTCACTGTACCCTTATAAGATACATTTGCCCTTACTACTGTACTTACTTTTAGGTTAGTAGGAGTTATCTTTCCAGTAATAGGGTCACAAGTAATAGAATATACTCGATTATAAGATTCTTGATTAACCGTGATTTGAGTTACCTTAGTAGGGTCTCCCACACTTCTAAAATAATAAGTACCTGCTCTGGGTATATTAAAAATGGAACCACTTTCGTGTTTAGTGTAACCCCAATTTATATTATCACTGGATATCTGATATCTTAGGTCGGCATTTATCCAATCTGAAGTTACAGTTACCTTTACCGGTACTTCATATACCTCTGAAGTAATAAGATTGGGTTGGTCCGGATTTACTAACTCAGCTTTAATTGTATACCCATCATTTACGGTAAACCCATATTGAATATCGAAAGATACATGATAGGGTATGAATCTTTTAAAGAAAGCCTCTACGGCTTCTCTAAATTTTCTGAAAGCTGCCGAGTTCGAAGTATATCCATGACCGGTAAGTCTAAAGGTTACCGGTATACATTGAGAACAATCGAAAGTATTATCATAGGTATACTTATCGTCATAATGGTAATACTGGTCAAAATGCGGATTACCTTTTACCCAACCATCATAACTATCAGCCTTTGCAGGGTCAGTTACTACGCAGGTTAACCCATACAGCCTCATAATTATTTCGAAGAACTCAGAGGTACCTCTTATTTTAAAAAGAGATATCGAATACTTCAGGATGTTTCTTACTTGAGTACTGGTTAAAGTAAAGGGTCCCTCCTTTGGTATTATCCAAAGCTTAGATAACTCTTGGAGTTTATCATCGGAGTAGAACCCATTAAAGTACTCTGCCCATTTCTGTGCATCTATAGTGTTCCCATAAGCAAAGGGCATTTCTCCGAGGAATTGCCAAAGGAAATTGAGATACATATCCGGAGCCTTATCTATATCGATAATGTCCAAGATATTCTCAATATCCTTTGTAATGTAATCTTCAAAATGCTCTCCACAAATTTCTAGAAACCTCTCTAAGATGCCTTTGCCATTTACCTTATATGTATCTTGAGCTTTATACTCGAATGGCAAAAAGTCGATTAGATTTTTGAGGTTTATCATTATACAATTTCTTTTACGGTTAAAGTCAATTGTGAAGCATTTTCGAATACTGGTAAGTTAAAACCGGGGTCTTCATAATCATGGTTAGGTTCTGATACCGTAATAGAATACCGATAGCCCGATTGATAGCTGTTGTTCTGAATGTCCAAAGAGAAATCAAAACCATTAGCTTTATCGATAATCTGGATAGAGCTACCAACTGAGCCAGTAGTTACATAACCATTTGATACCGAACGTACTGTAAAGGTAGTTGAGGAATTGAAGGTTATGTAGTAGGTCATAGAACCCTTTGCCTTGTTTAATTTAAACTGGCCCAGGTTTAATTCTTTATTACCATAGATGGTAGTAGGCCAAGGTTTAATATAGAACTTAGTAAGGTGAAGGTAATCTACTGTTGATAAGTTATCTATTAGGGCATATATATCCGATAACCTTACGCTTCCTCCTATCTGAGCTTGCTCTGGAGAATAGGCATTGTATAATGCTGTAAGAATTTGAGTTTGTATCTCTGCAGTCTTATAAGACTTCTTACCAGTAACTTCCATCTCTAGAATAATCTGAACCTTGCCTGCAGATTTAACCTTCAACCATGTGGTCATAGGAGCTCTTTGAGATAATAGATTGTATACCCTATTGATTAATTCAGAAGAAGCAACAGCTCCACCATCGGGGCTAATATATACTGTAAGCTTTCTACCGCATTCATAATCGGCTTTAGCTTTGTTTACCCCATCAACCAACATGGCCAAACTTTCGAAATCCTCTTTGGTAATTGCTACTCCCAAAGTCTTTACACTCAAAGGTATATGTTCTTTGAGCATTGTAAAGTTTTCATAGTTTGAACCACCTCCGGCATCGTAAGCATTACTTACGGTAGCATCAGTAATTGAAGAAGAGATTACTGAAGGTACAGAAGTAATAGTATTACTCTTTACATTACCCTGAGTACCATTGGTTAAGTAGAATACCACATTGGTTATTTTTGCTCCTGCTGCAGGCTTCTTACCAAAGGTACCATCCCCAAACATTATATAAGGATTGAGTGCCTCATCTACTGAAATCATGAAATGCTTATCTGTGGGTTTGGATTTTGCAAATGTATCTACTAATACCCAAGTTTCCCCACCTATCTGTAATGACATAGAGCCTTGTTCATAATACTTACCATTGGGTAGAGTACCAAGATGAATTATAACTCTATCTCCAGTGGGTATTACCATATTATTTAAAGCACTTGCAGTATACTTCTCGTGTTGAACTATAGGTACTTTACAAGTAGTTACATTTGAATACCAAGTTACGTCTCTAGCAGATAACCAGGAATTACCACTAGAATCTGTAAACAGAGTACCTTGAGGTATAGTTAATTTAGCTCCGATAGAATTACCAGTAATACTTCTGGATAAGATTACATCTACTGTAGCAGCAATTGCTGCTCGAGCATGATAATCTACCAAAGCCCCATGTTTAACTACCGAATCATACCTTCTTGCCGTAGATAGGAAAGTTTCCCTTGCCATGTTATCTACATAGTAGTGAAGTACTTCGGCAATTGCCGCAAACAATGAGAGGATGATAATTAAGATGTTCCCCTCCGAATAATCCGTTATGAGTTTCTGACCTTGAGGGTCTTTGAGTCCCATAAGGGATTCAACCAGCTTGGCCTTAATCTGTTGATAAGACCTCTGGTATGGGTTAAGCCATTTATTTGTGATTCCCATATTATTGTGTATTTAATGAATTATCCGACCGGTCATAGGTGATATCGAGGTACTGACTAGAATTTGTTCCATTTACTACATATGTTACTTCTATGTGTATTTTTGCATCAACTCTAGTAACTGTGATATTTTGGAAGGTTATCCTTTGTTCCCAAGCACCTATGGCCTGTTTTAAAAACTCTTTAATTATAAAACTCAGGGCTTGTGAGTTTGGTTCCTCAATACATTGCCATAGTTTACTACCAAAGTTTTCCTGTCGAAATCTCTGGCCTATCATGTAGTATAATATCGAACTTATATTATCTCTGATAAGTTTGAAATCTCCATTTACTGGGTACCAACCTCTTTCACCCTTTTCATTAGTTGTAAGTTGGATAGGATAAGTTACACCTATACCAACTAAGTCTGTAAAGTAATTCTTTTCCATTAGTGTATGCAGGTTTTATCTTCATAATCGTCTACAACGAATTGTGAGAAAGGTTTAATTACTTGAGTTACTGTAGGACCTGAAGAACCGGGTCCAGTAGTTACACCTGAGTGTACATGAGAATTGAACATACTGCGAAGTTGTTCTAGTTCTTTAATGGTTTGGTTTAATTTTTCGGTTAATTGAAAAATATTGATTACTCCACCATTTTCTCCAGTATTAAGTATCACGGAATCACCAGAAGATATGTTTATATCCCCATCAGCATTTATTACTATCTCTTTCTCCGAACGAACATTTACAGGTCCATTGAAATGTAAATTGAGTTCTCCGTTATCATCATCTATTACTATTAAGTTTCCTTCGGGAGTAACTATCCCCATTTTATTGGGACCATCCAGAGGTTGGGGTATTTGACTCATTCCCCAACCATGGTATTCCCAGAGAGGTTTAGTTGGGTCCCCAAATTCAAAAGTAACAAATACCGTATCTCCCACTTTAGGGGCTAAGAATTTGAAACCAGAACTAATTGAACCATGTTGTCCTTTAGGATATGCCCAAGCAAATACTCCACCCATTACCTCTGGAACACATACCTTTACCCTGTTCATATGTTTCTCTACATCGTTATTATCAATAACAATGCCCCGATAAACAGAGTAATACCGACCAAGACCCTCTAAGCCTTCGTCGGTTATTATCTTTGCTGTTTCGTAACTCATACCCTTATTTTTCTACATAGATTTGACTTGCAATTCGCTTATGCCTTTTAGCTATGTCTCGGTATACTCGATTAGCTATGGCCATATAATTAAACTTAACCCCATAATCTTCAGGCACTTGGATTTGTTTAACCGATATCTTACCAGGAATTAACTTACCCTTAGAGGTAACTGTATTACCTGTAGATAACACTATACCCTCTGCCAAGGCTTGGGGATTATCGGCATTTACTTCAGTATAATAAGCCTTCTTTCGAATAAACTCAGCTTGACCCTTGATATCAATTATGTCTCCCTTATCATTCAAGAAATGTTCATTATAGTATACTTTCTCATTATAAGTAAAGTTAAGATTAAGATTCTGAGAAGTACTTAAAGCTTTTTTATCTTGACCCTTTGTAGTTTTAGCATTAGCTTTAGCATCATTAGCTACGATGTTTTGAGTAGATAAATCAGTTTTAGAAGTTACAGAGCCAGACTTGGAATTGTTCTTTACTAATTCCATATTAGTTATATACCCTTGACCAGCGTCCATAGAATGAGTACATTGTTTTATATACCAAAGACCTGACCAACGTTTTCCTACGTTATCTATACGGATTATTTGAGAAGTTGCTAGCATAGGTCTACCTACTACCTGAAGTTGACATACTAACCTTTTCTCAGTTTGCTTTAAACCCCCATTGGCATTAGCATTAGCTGCCCAAGCATACTTATCGGCACCACCGTATCTACTAAATAAATTATGGTAAAGTTTATAAAGAGGTACCTTGAGATTTACCCTTTTCATATGTCTTACCTTAACCCTCTTACCATATTGACCTTGACCATAACCCTTAGTAGTATCAACTTCCATATCGGATAATACTTCAGTATAGGGGTCTTTCTTTAAAGCTTCGAAACCTCTCTCTGAAGCAGGTAATATTCCAGCTTGAAAATTGATACCAGAAGCTCCCGCTCCTGCTTGTTTAGAGGTATAACCCTCTGGGTCATAATCTAAGGGGTCTACATATTCCTCTACCATAAACTCCATACCATCTTCGTCTTCGAAAAGGTATCTTTCGTACTCTAATAATTTCTTAAGATTAGCTTCTAATTCTTTACCATTCTTAGAATTTCTTAGCACTTGTTTAAGGGCATTCTTCTTATCGTCAGGTAACTCATTAGCTGCTTGATTAATGGTAGCTCGTACTTCTTCGGTAGACATTTCATCGAATTTTCTTTGCTTACCTGCTTCATAAGCACCTACTGGACCAACTGCTTCATATTCCTCTACCCGCTTTTTATATTCTGCAGTTTTTTCCATGTTATACTGAAGCTGAGTGTCCCAAGCATCCATTACCTCTGTAGGAGTAGTAGGATGACTTCTATAATCTTCAAACCCATTGCCAGTAATATTAGACACCATAAGGTTATCTACCTGAGCCACAGGAGGTCTTAAAGCTAATGGAGGTTTATCCTCTGGCTCATTTATATTAGTTGATAATACCGATAAATCTTTACTATCTGGGTCTAGAGATGGAGCTAATACTGCTTTAACTCTTTTAGTTATTTTCTGAGTAGCAAAAGATACTCTAAGTACTTCCCCATTCTCTCCTTGATATGTATAAGTACATACCGGTTCTTCATGGAATTTCCGATTATGTATATAGATAACACCATCCCTTGAATCCACATACCATGGCCCATTAGTATACCCTTTCATCTTCTGTTCTAATTGAACTAAGACGTTCTTGCCCACTAATCCAAAGTCACTATCAATTAAAGCTTTCAAGTCTTCTGGCATAGCTACTTCTGCTACTCCACTGTATTTGTTAGCATAGAGTACTTTACCAGTAGTAGTACGGGTATTTTCTGTGGGTACTTGTAGTGACTCGTATACTTTATTACTTATTATCTGTTGTTCCATTACTGAAATATTTCTATGATTACACCAGTAGCATTCCCACAACCATTGTCTAAATAGGTAGATAATTTATAACCTTCCATGTCCGAATGAACATAAGCAGGCTGATATCTTAAATCCCCTGAAGAATCAATGCACTTAATAGTTACATGAGTACCTGTAGAATCGAATACTGCCTCGAACTCTCTTACCTTAATTATTTTTATGGGCCCAGATATAAATTGGCCATCAGGGTATATATATCCCCATTGAAGACAAATGTTTTGGTTCTCTTGAATCTCGGCAATATCTACAGTATCAGGATTACCCGTATCGAAAGTAATGGTAGCCAAGTTTTCTTTTTCTTCATCATATCTATAACTCCAGGTACTTATATACGCTCCAAGGGGTATACCTGTAATTGGATTCATTATAGGCATACCTCCAAAATTGAAAAGGGCCAAATAAGGTTGACCCATTCCATTATATAATATAGGTTTCTGTTTAGCTGCCATAAGTCGGTATTCTTATTAGGTTTCCCATTTCTAATTCCTTAAAAGGATTCAGTATCTTATTAGCTTCAGCTATGATGTACCACTTACCAGAATCACCATAATACCTGAAAGCAATATTTTGTAGGGTTTCCCCATCTTTAACAGTATGTTGAATATCGTTAGGGGATTCTGGTACTATTGGAGGTTTAGCCTCTAAGGAATAATCCCCATCGTTATACTTCAGAGCATAGGCATTATTATATGGGCTAGCTCCCTTTATATATTGGTTAACATCAATCATATTTAATACCTCCTGTCTTTTTAAGTGAATCGGAATTTATAAAATCTCCATAGGATAAGTTATATGCACTTACTCTCTTGAAAATCAATTCTTGAGTTGCTGCTGCAGGCAATAACCTACCATTACCAAAAGTAGCTGGCTTTCCGGGTATCCTTATTCGATAACCGTTCTGAAAGTTCTTCAGAGTATAAGTTGCTGAGGTAAGGATATAATTGTGGTTATCGAATATACCAGAATCCCCCCACTCAATCTTAACAATCGGAGGAGCAGCCTGGTAACCATTAGATTTAGACCATGCCTCTAATAACCTACATTTATTGATTACCTCTTCTGGATTTTCTGGGTCATTACAGTACCAAGACACATTGAATTGAATAATGTCTTCAGCTCCAGTAAAGTGATACATTGGTACATTGCGACCCATTGATTTAATGATGGCCCATGTGGTTTCTCCTCTAAAATCTATTTCTGGAGGTCTATTCTGTAAGGTAATGTATTGAGTGGGGTTAACAGTCATGTTATATATCCTTACTTCATTCTGATATATAACATCTGCTTTAGCCTCGAAGTTTCTGTAATTAGTAGTATTCTTATTCCCCTTTGCTGGGTCTACTCCTTCACCTTCTTCTAACCTTGGGAATTGTAATTCCATTCTCCATTTAGCCTGGAGTTGTTTATTTAGAATAGGGTTCTTAGACGATATTTGAGCTTCTCCGATTACTCCATTGGGAGTATAGAGTTTACCCTTTTGAGCATCATCTTTGGGAAGAGTAGAAAGAGTTCGATTGAGTAATATCCGAGCTCTCCATAGTTTATTTAATGGACCCGTAAGAACACCTGCTGTATCTCTTGTAAGGTCATTGTACTTTTCAACAACCTTACCTGCTGCTTTATTTAATACTCTAGCCATAGTGTTTTAGTTTTATATTCCCATTACAAATGCAGCTCCAGTAAAATCTTGTTGAGAACCTGGAGCATAATCTCCAACTGCTTGACCATCTACTGAGATATTGATACGAGAATCTCTCATACCTTCTTTAATAGCTAACCTAACAGCATTAATAAATCTCTCTTCATTCTGGGCTCTAATGGTAGTTGGGTCTTCTTTCTCTTTATTCTGAGCTTCAGTATTCCTATCTACTGAATTACTAAGGTAACTAATACCCCCAATTAATAAAGGAAGACCTACAGTAATTGCTAATCCCCAGGGTCCACCGAGTAATCCCATAAGTCTACCACCTATAGAGGTTAAACCTTTTATAGCACCTTGCCTAGCCACTTGACTACCAACTTGGGCACCTGCTCCAGCTAAAGCCCCTCCAGCTAAAGCCCCTCCAGCTAAATTACCCGCCATAGTAGTTGCTAATGGTACTCCAGGATTTGGTGTCTTAACATATCTTCCGGTTTTAGTGTTATAAAATCTACCAGCAGAATTCATACCAATACCGCTTGACATCATTTGGAGTTGAACCATGGTTCTCATAAGGTTAACCATTCTTACCATGTGTGCTTCCATAATGGCAAACTGAGTATTAGTTTTTATTGCTGCAGCAGACATACCTTCAGTAGAAGCAGTAGCAATAGTCTGTAAATACCCAACAGACCTAATAATACCTCTTACAGTATTAAATCCTGCAACAATAGTACCTACTACTACTGCAGTAGCTCCTACTCTAAGACCAAAACCTCCAACCCAAGTTTCTGAGATAGAATTAATTACTTTGATTATAGAGTTACCCACATTTAGTACTGGGGTAAAGATTCTACCCAAAGCTGCACCTGCGGTAACTGTTAAGTTCTCTATAATTGATTCGAATTGGTCAATTACACCTGCATCAGTTTTAAGACGTTCTTCATTGAGTCGATTTACTGCCCCAATGTTTTGGTCATAAGTAGCAAGTATCTTACCCATCTTATCTCTACCAGAAGCAATATCCCTAAGTACGGGGAGCATACCACGATTACCACGAACTCCAAAGATATTGAAGAAAGTTGGTGTTTCAATTCGTGAAGGTAAATCTACTGCAGTCTTAGCAAACTTCTGATAGATAGTATAAAGGTCTATAAGATTACCCTGAGCATCGAAGAATTCATCTGGACTTAAGCCCAGGTCTGCTAAAGCGTTATAGCCTTTCTTTTTTTGGTTAACAAGAGAGAGTTGTAAGTAACGAATCATATTGGCCAGTGAGGTACCTGCCATAGAACCCTGTATACCCATATCACCCAATACACCAATAGCAGCAGCGGTTTGCCGAAGGTCTACTCCAGCAGTTGCCATATCTGCTCCTGCATAAGATATGGACTGGGCTAAGTCTGTTAAAGATATATTTGCATTAGTAACTGCAGTATATAAATCATCGGTTACTCTAGCGGCTTCCCCCATTGGGATTTGGTACATTGACATGATATTAGTCATCAAGTCAGCTACACCACCTTTCTGTCCCACTGGCATTGTAAAGATTGAAGCCAGCTTAGATGCTGGCCCAATCATTTCTTTAATAGCATCGAATTTATTACCTGCCATAGCCAGGTATCTTTGTCCTGATGCAACATCTGAAGCAGTAAGAGGAGTTATCTCATTGACATCCTTTGCCAATTGTAACATCTCTCTTTGTTCTGCAATGGTAGCACCAGCAATTTTCGAAGCAGTCCAAACTTCATTCTGAACACCCGCAGAGTATTTATAGGCCCTTGCCATTCCCCCTACGAGCTGCATTCCGAAGTCCATTGTATTAGAAGCCGACATCTGTATACCTCTATTCCAGGTATTCATATCATTCATCATTGTTCTGAATGACCCAGATATCTTGCCAGCTTCTTGAGAGAATCGGTCTTTTAAAACCATGGCAACACCGACCTCTACTATACTCCTACTGGTATTCATAATTTATTTTCTTTTCTTTAATTGTTTATAATATTGCTCGGCCATTTCCTTGAATATTTTCCTTATTCGGTACGGAAGACGTAAAAAGCCGAAATAGTCTAAGGCTATCTCGGCTCTGGTGATATAAACAAAATCACTCTCTAACATTACTCTTCCGTCAGGTAGAAAAAATTCGGTGCCCAAACTATAGGATAAGTTCTTTCCTCTCCAGTGGTTGGATTAGTGATGTGAGACTCACCTTTGAAAATGGGGTCCATAGATAAGATATACTTTCTCATCTCAGCCATATCCTTTGCAGTAAATGGGGTAAAGTTTTCTACCTTTTCCCAACTACCATCAACCTCTAAGTAAAGGTTCCGACAAAGAAGGGGAGCATTCTTAGTTTGTTTATCCAAAGGCAACTTCATGAACTCTTGTTCTCCCTTACCAGTCATACAATCGAATTTAATTCTCTTGCCAGATGAAAGAGTGTATTCATGGTCTACCAATCTAACTCCCTCTGGATAATAAGGGATAGCATCTGGCTTCTGATTTAAATCCTCTACAGTTGGAGTAGTACCGTAATCGAAAAGGAACTCATGGAGGTCTTGGCCATAAGTAATCTTACCACCATTCTCTTTGCCCCAATCATATTCGAATTCTACTTCCTCTCCCAAAGAGAAGATACGAGAATTGAAGATAATAGCATAACGGTCATTGACTGGTAAGTTAAGGGCATCATCTACGGTTAATTTCCCATTGGGTGTAGCCGTAGTTCTAATTACAATTGCTGCAATGAACTTGGTAAGGTTCATCAAAGTCTTCATGTCTGAAAGGTTACTGAGGATATCCTCATCAGCACCATTCTGTTCTCTGATTTCGTATTCGAAACCAGAAGGTCCGGTAAATCTAAATGTTCTAAATTCCATAACTGTTATTTTTAATGTTTACATATGTTCATAGTACTCCTTGTAACAACAAGAAAGGGGTGAGCTCCTATCACAGGAATCCCACCCCTCCACCGAATCTTAGTGAAAATAGACTAAAGAATTAGTATTTATCTGCAGTACCAACTGAGAACTCTATGGACTCAATGGTATTCTCTGAAGCCATTCTGTCCAAGTCTAAGCCGGTAATCTTACATGGCCATACCTCTTCGAAGACATGGGTATTAAGAACTGAGACTCCATCTTCGGCAAGTTCGTTTACAATTGCCGTTTCCCAGTATTGGCTTGGTACTAAACCACCACCAACTATGTGGTCCTGGCAAGAGTATAGCCAATCATGAAGCCATGTATCGGAACCTGCAGTGGTCATAAGTTTCTCTACAATAAGATTACCTATAGTAACCCTACCTGCAGTTTTAACGTCTCTATTGACGTCCCCATGAGCAACCTGGTCAATTTCAATATCTGGCAAAGTACAACTTTGGAATAGATAAGTATTGATAGGGTGTTTGGGGAACATGATGCTCCACAAGAATTTCTTCCGTGGGTTTTTTACTTTTGCTCCCATCGTTATATGTTTATAAGTTATTACTTGTTTCTACGATTGATACAGATTTGGATGCCGCATCAATTACAATCTCCATAGTTACTTCTTGCATAGGAACTACATCCTTATACTTAAGGATAGCACGGTACTTACCTTGACGGGCATCTGCCTCGGTATTAATTGAAAGGTCATCCCAAGAAGTTGCATCTTGGTCACCCATCCAGGTATACTCGGTCATGGCATCTTCATCTACCAATGAATCCAGTGTAGGTTTAACCTCCAACCAGATTCTCTTCCAAGTACTCCAAACGTTTGGTTCTTCGATATATTTGTTGAGTACCGGGCGAAGGAACTTCTTCAGGTAAAGGTTCAGTCTTACGATTGAAAGGAATCTTTCAGAATCCTGTTTCACTTGAGAAGAGAAGCAATGCCATAGCATGGTTTGCTTACCTGCATCTGGAGTATCTTTGATTACCATCTCATTGATATAATTCTGAGCAAGAGTGTTCAGTTCGTTATATCGAGAAGGAGAACCATAGTTGGGGCATACTGGACCAACTGCATCTCCAATAACCCCTCGGTTCATACCAGCAAAGGATTTCCAAGGACCATATTGAGTAGCAGAGGCATCTCCCAAACCAACAATAGTACCCACTACATCGGAATCCTGAAGATTACCGTTTTCGTTGTAGTACTTAAGTCCACCACCAAAGTAGGCAATGTACTTAGAGTTACCTACAGTACCAAGGCAAGTCTGTACCCAAGTTACCTGAGCTTTGTAATCTCTTGCCTGAGTACCTTGAGTATAATGGGTTAAGTGTTTGGGAACTTCGATATACAGTACCCATTCCATCAGTTCTTTTGCCATATCGGCAGCAGCCTTATATACCTTGAGTACATCTGAATCGGTAGTAAGGTGTTGAGAGATATGTGAAATAAATAATTGGTAGAAGTCGGTGTAATCTTTTACCAAATCCAAGGAAGTAATCCATTCTTCGGCAGTTGGAGTGGAACCTGCACTACCGATAGTACCATTAAACAGTTTCTCTGTTTCGGAGGGTGCAGCATCTCCCACGGTAATAGTGATAGCATTCTTAGTACCATCAATATCATCGGTAAGCCACTTAATTAGGTTTTCAAAAGAGGAACCTGCAGTAATTACCGGCTTAATATATTCCGAGTTCTTAGCAAATGCACTAAGAGCAAGGTAATCTACCGAAGTGTTATTGTTATCATCGGCAGTTTTGTAGGTTATTACTGGTCCCTGTTCAAGTACTTGCCCATTAGCTGAATATATTTTATAATACAAGGTATTAGCTTGCTTATAAAAACCAACCTGGAAAGTATTTGCACTACCAATTGGATCTCCATATCCCTTGGTTACTAATCCAAAACTATAAGTAGTACTACCAGATTTTAAAGTAATCAAAGCAGAGGGTTTAGCTGGGTCAGTTACAGCAGAAGCAACTGAGATTTCATCTTCTGAATCTTTAGCTTTTCTTGCCGCAGCCGGAGAAGCAGTTACTGTACCTTGAGTAGCTCCTTTGCCAAGTACTCGAATAACACGAAGCTTAGAACCACCTTGCAAAGCCTTTTCGATATTTGATACAGAACCATCGGGTACAATTTCAGAACCATAGATTCTTTGGAACTGAGAGAATGTAGAGATGATTTCTGAAGGGTCATCGTATGGACCTTTAGTAGTTCTAGCCAATACACAAGAAACTCCTAACATGGGAGTAGTTTGAAGAACATTGTTGTTCTTAAACTTAAAATCAACATGAGGTGAAGTTGGCATAATTCTATTGTGATTAAAGTTAATTACTCGTTTAATTTATACCCTAGAGTATTGTACCTATACCTTAGGTACTTTTAACTCTAGCATCTCATTTTCGTTTTGTTCTAACAATCCAATGAGAACTGAGATATCCTTGATGGGTGTAAGTGTGCCTTCTTCCAAAAGCTTTTCTGGGAGAATGCCATCCTTACATATATAAGTGTATACCTTCTCAAGTATTCCATGTTCTACATCTGGATGGTCATAATAATTACCAATCTCAATGAATAGGTTTCCAGTGGGAGCAAGCCTGCCCTTTTCCCATTCTTCTAAGTCATTGAAGTATGGTCTCACATATCCTCTAGCAGGTAAGCCGGTATATAGGATTGTATGTAGCAATCTCATATCTGCTTGTGTTTGAGAAACCAGATGTACATCTATGGTAATATCCTTAGTTTCATAAGGAAACTCTGAAGCTTGGTAATTACCATCCTCAAGTTTATCACCAATGATGTATTTATTCACACCAATATCTCCAGCATAATAACCCTGTAGTTCTATGGTTATTCTTGGGAGAGTCTTTGGGCCTTTTACTTGATTATTCCCTATACCAAAAAGTGGTATAAACTTCTTCATACCTTTGATTGCCTCTTGAAATCTTTTTTCGTTTTCTTGAGACAAAGGTAAGAAGTCTTCTGGGTTTAAGGTAAGACCCATTTCCAACATTGTACTAAGTAGAGAGATATAAAAAGTTCTTTCTACTATTTCTTCTGAGTTTACCATTAAAGTCCTAATCTAATATTTAATTGAACACTTTGATTGCCATTGTCATTAATATACCCATTATAAGTTACCTGAATACCTCCAAAACCACTCATTATGGTTTGTAAATGACCAACACAATTTAATTCACTAACCCATTGAGTAGCAATATTTGAAGGATAATCGGTAAGCCATACTTTAAAGGGTATTAGTTCTGAACCAATACCTCCAGGGAATTGACCCTCTATTGTCTTACTTATATCGGTTATCTTAAATTGTTTTATAAATTTAGCAACTTGAATACCGTTGATAAGGTAGTACTGATAACCCTTTACATTACTAATCTGAGCAGTACTAGTATTTTGACCAAGATTTGGGAATGGTATATTCGGGGTTGGTTCAAAGCCATACTTAGTAGTTCTAGTACCTGGAGATTGAGTTATATTTAAAACTATCTCAGTGTTAGGTTCTTGCTGTGAGATAATCTTAACTATAGCAGTTCTTTCCAAGGGGTCATAGTTACTGGGGTTATGTTCTTGATTAGTAGATTTAGTTTTGATAGTAAGCTTACCTGCGGCATTAGCTTCTCCAATTTCTTGGGTTACCTCTAACCAATCTGAGGAGCTTTCAACTTTCCAATCTACAGCACGATATTCATCTTGAGGCTTATTATCGATAAACTTCTGTTGGTAACTGTATACACCTATTTCTAGGGTCTCACCCCTTTTAGTACCATCGAAAGTATGGGAAGTAGTTTCTGGAGTGATACTAAAATAAGTTCCCCAGGTCTCTACTATTTTAGGAGCGGCCTTTTGTACCAGGGTTACTTCCCTTTCTACACCCTGAACTACTACCTTGAGGACCTGCTCTTTTAAGGTCTGTTCTGTATTTACTGCTTTCGGTTTTACACGAATGGTAGCAGTACCAGTTCCTGATAGTGAAGATATTTCAAAATCTACTGCCATTATATAATCCTCCTTATTTCTTTTCTAACTTCATTACGTATTTCCTTTTGTAAGGCAGCTTTTCCACCAGCAGCCTTAAATGCAGGAGCCCAGAGAGGACGAGGTGGTAAATTACCATCTCTACTACCATACTCTAACATGATAGCTATCTGATTCAAAGTTTTTCTTGAAGTCTTACCAGTATAAGTAATCTTCTTGATTCCAATTGGTAAACCAACGAAAGTTCTTTTCTTACCTTTTACTAAGGTAACTGACCTGGCATATTGTCCAGTAAGATTTAGCATGGTATGGTCTCCATATTTCTTTATGGTACCAGGAGCATGTGGTGGCCAAGATACTCCGGAACCCCTTGGAGGTACACCAGTATTCAAACTTCGTCTTACTATACGAAGAAGTTGATTACCAAACTTTTCTGTACCTTTCGCATAACCCTTAGTTAAGATACTTGGAGTTTTAGCAATCAACCTTTCTGCACGAGCTTGTTCTCGTTTATCTACGTATATTTCTAGAGGACCAATTGGAGTCGATAGTGTAATATTAACCGACTTACTTGGCATAATTCTTATTATTGTTTAGGTTTATCTAATCCCAATTCTTGAGCAATCCTTAATAAAAGGGTTTCTTGGTTAGTTAACCTCTCATTCATGGATAACTTAAATTCTTCGAAATCTGGAGCAGGATTACGAGGTGATTCTGAACGATTATTAATTAAACCAAGAATATTATCGCATTCAGAAACAACTGCCTCAAATTTGGCTTTGTTATTTAAAATATTTAAAGCATTCTGTTTCTGCATTGATACCTCATTAATGATATTATCGAGATTGGTCGTATAATAGGTACCATTATAAATACCTTCATTTACATTAGTTGGTAAATAAATGGTAATTTGAGATATTGAATCTTGTATCACTAATTCGATACTGTTAACAAAACCTTCTTTACCATTTGAGGCCATTGGTTTACTTTCGCCAACTTTTAAAACTCTTGCTTGGTCAAAGATTGGATAACCAGACCGACGATCTTTCTCTAAGGTGAAAATCATATCACCCTTTTGTACTTTCTGAAAAATCAATTCTTCCATAATCATTTTCTATTTATTAAGTTTAAACCGAATGATACTGCACCTGGATTCTTCTGCATGAAGTCTACCAGTTTTAGAAATTGATAGTATCCAAATTGATTAATGAGTACCTGAGCTTTGTTTGCTACTTCTTGAGCAACCTCTATATTTGGAGCAGGTAATGCTAGTTGTATCTTAAATTCGGTGAGTTGTTCTTGTTGTTCCATAATTCCTTAGTTAATGTGTTAAAACGAAAAAAGGAGTACACCTAAAATAGATGCACTCCTTTTTAGTCATCCCAGCAAATTAAAAATTACTGAGCCGGTGTAGTTGTACCTTTTAAGGCAGCCACAACTTGATTGATCTCTACATCCGCAACCATCGTTACAACCTCTTTCCGCGATTACAACGCCATCGCCGGCACCTTTTACTTCTACTCCCATAATTGTAAGGTTTTAAAGATTAATACTTAGGTTAATTATACATTAAATACAGAATGGTGTTGTATTTTTATTACACCAAATTAAATACGTATTCATAAATAATTGTTGCAGCATTCTGAGTGATATCAAGTGTAAGTTTTTTACCTGATTCCCTTTGAGTAACTGTAACCGTAGCAGATCTTGATGATTCTTCGGTATTCTCTGAAGCTTTACTTGATACAGTCTTACCACTAACTGTAACGGAAGACCAAGAGGGAGTACCAGACAAATTTACACCTACATCATAAGTATCTGAAGTTTCGGAACCATTAATTACTTTTTTCTTATAGGATATAAAAGTCTTAGATAAAGTATCCCCTGAAGCAGCATGGTGAATGGATTCACTTGCACCAGCACCATTCCAATAAAAGTAGTAATTATAACTTACACTAGCACCACCCTGAGTAATATCTACATAATCAGAAGCCCCATCATAGTTAGCAAAGACTCTAATAGACCTACTACTTGTACTGGTATTCTCAGAAGCCCTAAGTGTAGTACCTGATAGACTAAATCCTGAGGTACCATTGGTACTTAAACTTGGAGTAGCACTATCAGAGCCATCCCTTGTATTTGAACCTGAGGTATAGTTAGCATACCTGGGTCTACTTGCACTGGGGTACAAAGTTACACTACCTCCAGTATTACTGATAGTATAAGAACTTGCAGTTAAGCTTACACTCCAAGAGCCATAAGTATACCCAGTAAATTCGTTTGCTGCTTGATATACTGGTACACTTACAGATTTAGTTTTACCATTTAGTGATAAGGTACCAGTAAGGGTTCCTACCTGGGTTCTAGATTTAACCGTAGTTCCCAAAGAACCTGCACTAACTGCAGTACCATAACTAATGCTAGCACCACTTGTAATCGTACCTCCTCCCGTTGTAGAACCATTCCATCCCCAAGTCTGAGAATATGAGGGCATAGTTGAGAATGAACTTCTACTTCCTCCACTTGCAGGTATATCGGATACACTTCCTCCACTTGCAGTGATTTCACTATAGGTTCTATAACCTGCAGATTGAGAACAACTAATGGTTACCTTCTTATTAGTTTCAGCTTGTGTTAAGGTTACCGTACCGCTTCGTGTACTGGTAGAGGTATTATTACCCATAATTACAGAAGTACCGCTTCCAGATACGCTACCAGAGTTGGCTCTAGTATAAGTTAAAGCTATTTGGTTACCATAATTATGCCCATTTCTTAATTCTTGCTTGTAAGAAGTAACTGAAAAGGTTTTAGTACCTCCAGTAGCCCCAAAAGACATAGAGGTAGGTGTTACACTCCAACCATAACTCCAAGATTGAGAGGCTGCTGCCTGAGTGAAGGTAGCAGAAACGGTTTTACCAGATTCATCTTGAGTATAAGTTCTAGTATGAGCTCTTGAAGATAGAGCTAAATTTTCAGTAGCAATAAACCCCATAGTATCAGTAGACCCCTTTAACCAATCTGGTAAAGTTGTTCCGGTATGACCCACTGTTACCGAAGAGCCTTGAGCTACCCCATCCCAATACTTTTGTTTAGTTGAAGTTAAACCTATTCTAGCAGGGGTTGATTCTCCACCTATGGCAGGAAAAGTAAAGGAAGTATTTATAGCTGTAAAAGTATACTTATAAGTTACCTTATGAATATCCTCTAACTTTACTGTTTCGTTATTTCCATAGGAACCGGCATTGGATAGTTCCAACCCCACATAATTTTCCCCTGTTCCTGTAGGGGAGAGTGCTAACAATTCAGCCTTGGTAGGACAGTCATTGCCATCCTTACCAAGGCCTACTTTACTTTTGACAGCACTCCAGGTTGCTATCTCTCCCATAAGATTTATTTGTTTTTAAGTTCCTGAATCTCTGCCTTCAAAGCCTTGATTTCATCGTAGAGAAGTTTAACACCCTCGATTGCCAAAGTTGACATCTTGTGATATTTAACTTGTTTTACGAGTACATACTCTTCTCCGTTGATTTCTAAGGTTTCGAATTCTTCTGGATTGGGTACCGTAGATTTCTCTACTGGAACTTCTTCCACATATTTACCAAAGCCTAAGCCCTCGAGGTTCTGAGCAATAGTTCCCTCATCTTCCTTACCAAGCATACTAAATGACTTAGTAGGTATCTGGCAAATCTGGTCTAGAGTATGATTCAAATCTCGGATATTATCTTTGAGTCGAATATCTGAAGACTCTTTCCAGAAACCGGAAGGAGCAGTAGTCTTAGCAAATACTACCTGGTCAGTAGTTGCCAATCCCAATTGAGCTCTAGTTACTGTATGAGGATTATCCTTTCTACCTGCATGGTTATTGATAGAAGTTTGAGCAGCAGTACCTGCAGCCTTAGCATCGGCAATAGCAGCAGCCTGAGCAGTAGATACTGGCTTATTTGCATCCGAAGTATTGGAAGCATTACCCAAACCAACCTGGGATTTGGTAACTCCATGAGGATTAGATTTATTGGCAATATGGTTATTTACCTTAGTTTCCAATGCAGTTACATCTGAACCTGTATCAGAGATTTGATTATCAATATAGGTTTTTAATTCTGTACGAAGAGCATTGATAGCATTAGTTCTATCGGTAATCTCATTTGCCAGGCCTTGTACTGTATTATCAAGGTTAGTCTTATCGGATGCAGTCATTACACCAGCAGCAGTTTTGGTTGCTGCAGGGATATTAACATCTACATCAGTACCTTTAGCATATGAACCTTCTTCAGTATTCTTTACCCATCTAAAATATTTTAGAATGAGATAACTCGTAGCTGGATTAATAGAGTTAATTACCGTCATTATTTCATTCGGTAAACTATTAATCAGTTTATCATGAGCATTATCTTTTGCAATACGGGCCTCTTGTTCAGCTTCAATAGCATCTGGTAAGGTTTGATTAAGCTTTATTACACTATCGGCATCCATCAGACCAGCTTCTTGAGTAGTGGCTGGGGTTAGAGGGATTACCATCCCATCGGGTTTATCAATGTAATGCCCTTGACCATCCGTAGCAGAATAGTTACATAAGATAATAATATTACGCTTATTTCTGTTAGCTATTGAAACCTTACTAATTAAATTTTTAGGCATGCTAGATACCACATCCTCAAGATGCTTACCTCTACTACCTTCGAAAGCAGTACCTGCGATTTCCCCAATGATAAGAGACGAAGTATTACTGTCTACGAATTTAGTACCTGACCAACGGAATTGGTATGGAGGTTCACCATCGGCAACATTTATATAAATCTTACCAGATTCTCCAACTACGGGAGTTTGGTGACCTGCATCCGTATACAATTGAACATTAGTAAGACCTCCAGTGGAGCTTACATCATAGGTAGCATATACTTCAAGTACATCATCTACATATGAAGGCAAATGGTTAGCAGGTACTAACCCCTTCCCATCCAATGGAGCAAAGCCATCAGCCTTACCCTTAGTTGCTACAAAGGCATCATGCTTAGCTTCTAGAGTGTTAATGTTATTCTGCAGTTTATTATCAAGGGCAGTGTCTGCCGCAGTTCTATCAGCAATCTCTTTATCAATCCTTGCACCCAATGCAGTATCAGCAGAAGTACGAGCAGTTGCTTCATCGTTTACAGCTTTAGTAAACTTGGTATCTAAAGCAGTATCTGCAGCTTTTCTATCAGCTACTTCTTGAGCAAGAGCGGCTTCTGATTTACCGTCCAAAGCTTCGATAGCATCTTTACGGTCCTGAACCTCTTGAGCAATAGCATTGGGTAATGTCTCATCCAGATTAACTTTATCTTGGGCGGTCATTACACCAGCTTTCTCTGTAGTAGCTGCTGGGATATAAGTAGTCTTATAATCTTCAGGCTCATGAGTATAAATACCCTCTTCTTTTTTAGAAGAGAAATTATGAGTTAAAGTAACATGACTGCTTTGTTGACCTACCTCAACTGGTTTATCACCAGATAAGATAATAATATTATCTGGTATAGAATCAAACAGCTTCTTATCTGCTGCAGTTTGTACACCAGCTTTCTCTGCAGTAGAGGCAGGCAATGTAATAGGATTCTGTTCTACTGTACCATCTTCAACTACGGTCTTAGTTGCAGCTATACCTACTGTGGTTTCATTAGGTGTTACTGCACCAAGGGCAAAGTTAGCAGTAGAGATTCTATCCAATTCTACCTTATCTTTCGCAGTCATCGTACCAGCCTTAGTAGCCGATACCTGAGGCAAATCGAAAGTTTCGGTAGTATCAGCATTCAAACCGTTATCCTTAGTTACGGTTACTGTTACCTTATTAGCATCAGAAGCTGCAGAGAGATCAGTTAAAGAATTTGGGTCTAACCCATCTAACTTAACCTTGTCTGCAGCAGACATAACTCCAGCAAGAGTTTGAGTTACCGGGAGTAAATTCTTGGTAGCTTCTACTTCTTCACCATATTGGTTATTTGCCTTATCCTTGGTTGAAGTCTTTACTTTGAAAGAAAGCTGAGTACCTGTTCGGGTTACAGTACTAACATCGGTAACCATGGTATCAGGCAAAGCATCAGAAGTACCTTCTTCAGCTACCAGTCTTTCTTCATGGTCATCGGTAATGTTAGTGAATTTATTATCTAAGGCAGTATCAGCATCGGTTCTGTCCTGAATTTCTTTATCGATACGTTTACCCAAAGCTGTATCGGCAGCAATACGGGCAGCTTCTTCTGCATCGATGTTATCCTGGAGAACTTTATCTGCGGCCTTTCTTTCCTCTCTCTCTGTATTTAAGTCAGAAGTATTCTGGTCAATCTTTGCTTCTAATCGAATATCCTCAGCCTTACGAGCAGCGATTTCATTATTCAGCAAATCGGTAATGGCAGTATAGTTACCATTAATGTTATCCTGAATACCCTGAATCAATTCCAGATTACGTTGAATATTAGCAGCATTCTGAGTTACCAGAGCATTGGTAGCATTCAAGGAAGTTAACAGTTCAGTCCGTGTTTCACTTACAAAAGTTCTCAACTCATTTACCGTAGTAGTAAGTGTAGTACTTAAGTTAGTGAAAGACTGTTGTAGGGTATTATCCCCTTGTTCACGCAGATTCTTTTCGGCAGTAAGCTTATTCTCCAACTCGGTAAGCTTAGCAGTCATTGTAGTTGCAAAGTTGGGGTCATTTCCAAGAGCCTTAGCAATCTCTGCCAAAGTGTCAAGTACTTCTGGAGCAGAGCCAATAATTTTTTGAATTGCTGCCTCTACTTGTTCAGAATTTTGGAAATCCGAATCATTCAACAATTCAGATACCTTTGTGATATAGTTAGCATGTTCCTCAATGCCATCCAACTTAGCAAAGAGTAAATCAGTAAAGTCATTTGAAGAAAGTACCTTACCGTCTACCTTATCTACCTTCTTAGAATCTAAGGCTTGGTCAGCAGCAATTCTGTCTGCCTTCTCTTGAGCCAAAGCATTATTGATAAGGGTATCTTGGTTAGCTCTTTCTGTAGCTTCCTTATCGATGTTATTCTGTAATTCAGTATCACCAGCTAAGCGGTCATTCTTTTCGGTAAGTATATTTTGGTTGATACCCGCCATATCATCTTTATGGTTCTGAAGGTTGGTATCAATCTTGGCCTCAAGAGAAGTCTCTTTGGCAATTGCTCGGTCTTTCTCTGCATTAATAGCAGTAGTATTAGCATTTACCTTTGCTTTTAATTCATTCATAGCATCGGTATTACCTGCCTCTAGAGAATCAATACGAACTCCCAAAGCATTATCACCGGCAATACGATTTTCCTTTTCTTGTTCAAGCTTAGTGTTAATATTAGCCACCTCGGATTCCAAAGCCTGCTTAGTATTATCCAACTTAGCAGTGAACTCAGTACTCAAGGCTTTATCAGCTGCAGTACGGTCTGCTACTTCTTTATCAAGGTTTACTTGGAGAACCTGGTCAGCAGCAGTCCTTTCTACTCTTTCAGTGTTAAGGTCAATATTAAGGGTATCGATACGAGAACTCAAGGCACTATCTGCATTGGTACGGTCAACGATTTCCTCGTTAATCATATCCTTAACTTCCTTGTAGTTATCCCCTACAGTCTTAGTTAAATTTGTGATTGCCTCTGAATTTCTTTCGATATTATGTTGGTTAGTAGCGATTGCCGTAGTATTGGCATTTACCTGCTCGGTAAGCTCATTACGCAAGGTATTGATAGACTCTTGCATACTCAAAGCCAAGTCTGAGATACGCTGGTTAACATTAGCCAAACTTTGAGTATATGCTTCATCAGCAGTCTTTCTTTCGGCAATCTCTTTATCCAAGTTAGCCTGAATTGTGGCATCGGCATCTTTACGGTCTTGGATTTCCTTGTTAAGGTTATCTCTTACAACTCCAATAGCAGCATCACCAGTAGCAGACTTATTGTCTACATATTCTTTCAGTTTAGTTTCGAGAGCAGTGTCAGCATCCTTACGGGCTTGAACTTCAGCAGCTACCTCAGCACTGTTTGCCTCATCTCCTGCAATACGGTCTTCGATTTCTTGGTTAACCTGTTCTGTGATTGCAGCCAACTTCCTAGTGATAGTAGTTGCAAAGTTGGGGTCATTTCCAAGGGCATCGGCAATTTCCTTAAGAGTATCAAGTACCTCTGGTGCAGAACCGATAATCTTTTGGATAGCAGCATTTACTTCTTCTTCAGTTTGGAAACCGGCATCATTGATAAGCTGGGAGAGATGGGTAATATAGTTTGCCTTCTCTTCAATTCCATCAAGCTTAGCTTTGAGGATATCAGTAAAGTCATTCTTGGTCAAAGAATAACCTTCACGTTTATCTACCTTCTTAGTATCAAGGTCTTTATCTCCTTTTTCTCTAGCAGCAGCCTCTACAGCAATAGCATTGAGCAATTGTTCTTTGTCTTCTACACCCTGCTCTTTTACATCGTCAATTTTGTGTTCAAGAATTAAATCCTGAGCAGCACGAGTGGTAGCCTCTGAATCTATATTGTTCTGTAATACCTGGTCTGCAGCAGTACGTGCTTGAGCTTCTTGGTCAATTTTACCTTGAAGAGCATTGTCTGCATTAGTACGGTCTGTTACCTCTTTAGAGATTTCATTATGAAGAGCTTGGTCCTCAGAATGACGGTCTACCTTCTCTTGGTCAATTTTACCTTGAAGAGCTAAAGTATCAGCCTGACGATTAGTGATTTCCTCGTTAATCTTAGAATCCAGTACAGTATCTGCATTTGTACGATTTGCAGTTTCTTCGGCAATCTTTGCCTCTAGTGCGGCCTTATCATTGATATGTAGAGTCTTAAGTTCATTTACACTTTCCTTAATCTCATTATCGGCAGCAATACGTTCATCTTTTTCCTTTTGGATAAGGTCCTTAAGTTCTTTCTCAAGTTCATCATTACCTTGATTTACCTTATCTTCAAGGTCTTTGATATCTTCAGCATTCTTATCTACCTTCTTCTCAACTCTGTCGATTTCGGCTTTTAAGTCTGCCTTAACAGTATCAATCTTCTTATTGATTTGGTCTAACCCATATTCGAGGTTATCCTGAACTGCTGCTACTGCAGCACCCAGAGCAGCTTCGGCTTCCTTAGCACGATTAACCTCTTCGGTTAAAGCAGTACGAAGGTCGGTTAATTTATTAGTGATAGTAGTTGCAAAGTTGGGGTCATTGCCCAATGCTTCTGCCAACTCTTTAAGAGTATCAAGGGCATCATCAGCACCATCAACCAAATCACTAATCATCTGTTTAACTTCTTCCTCGGTTTGATATTTCAAATCATTCTCAAGCTGAGAAACTTTAGTGATATAATTTGCATGTTCTTCGATGCCATCAAGTTTAGCCTTCAACTCATCGGTAAAATCATTTTTCGATAAGTCGTATCCTTCTTTCTTATCTACCTTATTCTTGATAGAAAGTACGAAGGCCCAGAACTCATTTATAGTTCCTCCAAAGCCAGCTTTAACAAAGTCATCATAGTAACCCTGTAATAACCGCTGGTCTATTTCTTCGCAGGTATAATACTTACTTACATACATATTTTATAAAATTTAAGGATTAATTACTGCACGTTGACGACCCAGTAAGAATTCAGAATCGATATCCCTGAATGGTTCTCCCTCTGAACCACAGAAGGCATTCATTGGTACATCCGGATTTTCGGGGTCTACATCTCCACCGTCCTCAATATCTCCCCGTATGCAAGCATAATCAGGAAGCCTATTTACACGGAACTTTATTACCTGGCCTATACCAGGATGAGGTATTATTTTATCCCAGATATCCCCGAAGTAATCTTGAAAGCAGGTGACAAATTTGTTTCCGGTCATCGATTGAAATGCCGTTACATCATTGCCATTACCTTTCATTTCAATATGAACTCCAGAGGTACCATTGAGGATAACCAGATTACTATCAAACCAAATTCCACTGTTTGTAGTAATTGGTGTCCACCTCAGTACTAACATCTTTGCCATATACTTTATTTTTATTCTACAAATTCAACTTTGGTATCTCGGTCTCTCTTTAGGATAATCATGAAAACTAAAGCCTCATCCTTTGCCTGAGCAGTCTGAGTATCTCCAGAAGGCTTATACGTTATACCATTAATTACAAACCTATCTTGTTCCCAATTAAAATCCCAATAACCCTCCGGTGTAAGATAACCGATTTGTTCTATATAAGATTTAGAAATTAGTATTGATAAGTTTTCGTCATCCAATTCTCCTGAGACGGTTGCCTTGTTGATAGGCCAGTTTCTGAAAGCATTGTAGTAACACAATGCTTCGATTTGGATGTTATAATATTTAGGTATACTGTCTTCGGCATGACTGAGAAGCTGATTAACATGTTTGGCCCAAGTTATGGTTTGTCTACCAGCATCCCAATCTAAGAAGTCAGTGATAATTTTCTTGTATCTATCCCAAGAGCGGTTCTTTACCATTCTCCAGGGTTCTTTTGTCATAACTTAGTTAAGATTGATTTCTTACCACCCTTCACTGGAGCACTTGGATTTGGCCCATCTAATACTCCAGGTTGCCTTCTGTTAACTACTTTTGGGACTACGGTTCTAAATACTTCATCACAGAACGGTAAGTAGATTTCCAATCGTGAAGCTAACATACAAAGGTTCTTCCTTAATTCATCTATTAATCCACCTGGTTGCATTGCTTGAGAAAGTGTTTTCCATAGGGAACTTGTAGCATCTGCCAAGGTATCATAATATTGCACTTCAGTAGGCCCAGTAGTGATTTGTTTTATCCTATCACCTCGGGCAAGTTCGGGTTTAGAAGTACCATCACCAGTTTGTTCTTTGGTAGAAGTTAATTGACTTAGGTATTCTGAAGTACTTGTTAATAGATTAAGTATCTTCACATTGAGAAAGTCCCATGCTGCCAATTCCATTATTAATTGATTTTCTAGTGCTTCATACCATAATTCATCAGTATACTTATCTGCAGGAATTAAGTGATTTACTAGAGGACCAATATAATATTGCCATTTGGTGATGTAGATAGATTTATCTTCCCTGGTCATTCCCTCTGATATCTCTGAAGGAATATAGTGGTCGATTAAATTATATATTGTATCGGCTAATGCCGTATGCCCATAATCACAAACTACCAGAGTCTTATCTACGGTGATATCTAAACCATTCGAGTTGGTTACATGTAAGGTTACTGTATAGAAACCGGGAGTTTCATAAGAATAGGAAACATGTCTTCCACCATTGAAAACCTCTCCCTTATCATCGCCAAAGTCCCAGTCAAAAATGGATTTGGCCGGGACTTTGGATATGACTCTGAATGAAACTTCCAGACCTGACGTAACGTACAAAAAGTCCAGATTGTTATTCATATTAGTCTGTCTTATGTAATTTTCATATATTACCCTTTAGAAGAGGATTCGAATTCTTCCAGCAAAGCCTGAATAAGTGTTTCTACTGTATCATCTTTCTCGGCAACGATTTCATGAAGACCTGCTACCAGTTTCAGTTCTTCCAGGGAATAGCCCTTTGCAAGTTTTTCAAGAGTCATGCCTTTCTTGAACTGAGCATTCAGTCTCTTATCCAACTTTTCGATGTCGGCCTCTGAATACTTTTCGATTTCTGATTTATCAGCAATGATAATCAGATGGCCAGAGGCAATTGCCTTCTGAATCTTTGGTGCACGGAATTGACGACGAGAGAGTTCCTTGTCTTCTCCTCTACAAACGGTAATACCAGTTGATTGGTCATGAAAACTGTAAGCTCTTGGTCCCACAGTTACTGTATATTTATCTTTAGCCATATTTCCTAAGATTTAAAAATGATTAAAGAGAGGATAGGTCTTTTTAGTTACCTACCCTCTCAGGGAATTTATATAGATGAAACCGGACGTCCCTTATTATTCTAGGTTAACCATCAAATATGGGTCTACGTTCATGAACTCGGGGAAACCGAATTCTGAGAACTTCTTGTCAGCAGCCAGCAACAGAGTTGCATCCTGGTACATCTTAGAGAAGCCAGTAGTCAAGCTTGCATAGATTGCCTGAGTCTGGTTAGAAACGATTCTTTCAGATTCAAGCATCAACTGACGAGCAGTAAGCTTAATCAAGGCAGCAGATGTATCAATCAACAGCAACTGTTGGTCGGGTGTACCCGGGTGAATGTAGAAGTCAGCATTCTTGGGAACAGGAGACTTAACATTCAGGGTAGCTTCTGTAGTACCAGAGTGACGATCCTTGAATTCCGGCAAGTTCAGCATTTCGATTGCCTGGTCTTCACCACCAATCATAGTTTGGAAGTTACGTCCCATACGAGCAGCACGTACCCAAATATGCAGAAGGTCTTTGTAAGTGATACCATTAGTTGTTTCGTATACACCGATTACCGGGGCAGACTCAGAGCCATCAGGGTTGTTACCATTGATAGCAACGTCCATAGCCAGAGTATCCAGAGCATAACCCAACTGAACACCAAAATCACGAAGGTAGATTCCCAAGACATCGAGCGAAACATAGTTACGAACTTCATCAGTAAGTTTGAAACCTTTTCCGATTTTGAAGAGGCTAACTGATTTCTGTCCGAAGCTAACATCACCCAATGGGATAGTTTCTGCCTCATTAACCTTTGCAGGGGCAGCATCCGACATGTTAACCATCGGCATGATTGCTTGTAAACCATTGATTGGTTGGTCAGATGCAATGATATTTGGATAGAACGGAGCCTGGCGCATACCCAATGTGATAGCAGCACGAATTATTTCCGGAACAATCCAACGAATATTCTGTTGGGGCATTGTAAAGATGTTCTGCATCGTGTCCACTTTTGGATTGATGCCCATCTTTTCAAAAAGTTCATCTTCTGAAATACCCCATTTACCGGTAACCAATTCTCCAAAAGTTACCTCTACAGGCTTCTTGTCCTGTGAACCGGAACGAACAGCTTCCAAGCTTCTTACCATTACTGGCAGCTCATTCATAAAATCTTGAGCCTTCAACTTTGTAATATCTATTTTATTTTCCATAACTTCTTTTCTCTTATTTGATGAGTACTTGAATTACCTCATTTGCCTCTTCTGCTGGATTAAGGGCAATGAACTGGGATGAAGTTGCTTGGTTAGCTTTTACGAATCTATCGTTAAGCAATGTTCCATCGGGAGTTACATAGCCAGCGTCGATATTTCCGTTTGATACCCAGTTACAAATCATGTAACCTTCCATAGCTACTGTTACCTCTACCGGGAAATTTCTTTGAGGTTGATAAGCAGGGTTAACATTATCCGTTACTGCTACACCCAAATAAACTTGAGTAGCTGTATCAGTGCAAGGGTAAATCAAACCTTCTTCATTCAAAGCCACTGGCATACCCTGTACGATTTTCTCTCCAGCTTTAACATTGAAAGCCTGGTGCAATTTGTGTGACTCACTTTTGTAAATCACCGCTCTCGGGGTTCTTTCCCCAAAGAGAGTAAGTTGCTGAGGGTCGTTTACGATTTTAGTTTTTTCCATAACGCGGATTATTTATATTAGTTATTTGATTTTGTTTCGATACAAGTTATCGATTACATTCTTAGTACTCGGAGATTCTGAATTCCGTTGGGTATCAGTACCCTGGGTTCCAGTTTTACCCTCGGTATCATCCTCAGCAATTGAGGAAGCACGATTGACGTCCTTAGAACCGCATTTTGAGCAAGTGAGAGGGAACTTCTCTTCCAAGCGAGCTTGGTAATCCTTGGTCAAGGAAATAAGAGTAGTAATACCAGTAGTCTCGGCATTGATCATCGTAACGATTGTCTCATCTACCTTATCACCCATCAACTTCTTGTAAGTTTCTACGGCATTTTCACGTAGAGAAGCAATGTGATTCTTTCCTACGGTTGCCATTTCCTTCAAGTTAGCTACTTCAGCATTCAAGTTGGTAATCTGTTCCGTAAGAGAAGTTTTCTCTGTAGTAAGATTATCTACCGAAGTTTGCAATTCGTTTCTGGATGATACCAAAGTCTGAATGCAGGCAATTACATTTTCCTGATTCATCTCTTTACCTTCTTCCAGGGTAAGCATGTTATCCCCAAAAAGGCTTTCAAGAAATTTTTGTAATTCGTTCATGTTATCTTTATTTGAATGATTATCATTGGCATCATTATCATTAAAAGAACCCTGAGTATCGTTCTTTTCTTGATATGATGTTAAATCTGATTTATAATCAGTAAAGAAGTATTGCTTCGATTTATCATCTCTATACTCTTCATAGGATGCCCAAGTTCTTTTGGCAAAGGTTGGGTTAATGATTTTACCATCCGAGCCAATTTTCTGGGCAAATGAATCAGCACCATGTGAAACTAGTGAGGTCTCAAGGTAACGAACAATTTCAGTAACCATTCTACGTACCATAACTCCCTTAGAGTCATAAGTACCCAGTTTCTGATAAAATTCGTTATCTTCCATTTGGGGATGGGATTTATTCCACTTAAATTGTACAGTAACTGAATTACTATGAATTGAAGGTGGCTCCATAAGGATGCCTCTAGCAATTCTTGGGTTTGCCTTACCATCGATTTTCAGAATACCGTTGATACCAGCGGGTATAGTAAAGCTACCGTCTTTATAGGATTCCTGCCACATTACTTGTGATACAGCACCAATAGCATTACCAATGTTGGTTTCATGGTCACAGTTTACTGTTTGACCAAGCAACATCTTCATAGAAGCCTTTAGTACTCCGTTCTGTCCAAAGTCTGTCGGGTTCCAATTCTTAGATACAATCGTTTCTGAAAGTAATCTGAACATTGGTTCGATAAACTCTTCGTCCTTAGGAGTTAGTTCCGATTTGTCTAGGTTGGGATAGTAAGTATTATAATCTATATCCCCTCCCCAAAACCCAAATTGAGCAATGGAATCCGGTGTAGGATTTTTCCATTTGTAATAATTCTCTGAGAAAGCCTTGGCTCCCACTGCTTCTGGGATATACCCAGCCATAATGGTATGGCCTTGACCTATCACCATAGAATCAAGATGCTCTTTGTTTTTCTTTGTAAATTTACTCATCTTGCTTTAGTATTTTGGTCTCCTCGAGAAGGAGCCGGGTTTGTCTTATCTCTTGACCTACGAGCAGATTGGTTTTTATCATCTTGCCTTTGTTTCTTCTTAGTTCCTTCTTGTGGGTCTATATTACCTCCCTTAGCAAATTGGTCCTCAAGTGAAACCCTTGGTTCTTTCTCATCAGGAGAATCATAACCCATTGCCCAAGCATATTGTTCTTGACTAATGATACCAGCCTTATACAATAAGTCAAGGTTCTGTATCTTATACTGAAGACCTTGTTGGATTTTAACTTCATCAGAAACTGTAGAAGTTCCCCAATCAATCTTCATCCCCTTATTATTAAAGCCTGCCAGACGCAGTTCTAGAGAATAAAGTCGGTCTAATACATAAGCTACAAGCATTTGGATATTTTTTAACTGGCTAATCATCTTAGACAGCATTATACCAGTTGCACCTTCACCAGTAGTAGATGATACCCCAATGATAGAGCCATTAACTCCCAACCCATTTGCTACAGATTGTTGGTTCATATTCCAAGGCTTCTCGATATTACCGAGCTCCTTAGTAGTAGAGTTGAGTTTGAATTCATGGTCATCTATGTAACCAGCAACTACCCCATCCTTCATACCCTCTTTAACATTACGTTTGAGGATATTGAGTTCATGGTATAATCTGGATTCATAAGATTTGATACTCTCATTTGGCCTTTGTGGAGATTTCTGCATCTTAGCTTCTAAGAAACCAACCATACCACAAATCTCCATTATATGTTTGAAGTTAATCTTCATATCATTTTGTCCTTTGAGAGAATCCAATGCAGGCATAAATGGAGGAACTCCATAAGGTTCATCGGTATCATTGAACATACCAACATAGAAGTAGGTTTCTGGGTTAAGCTTAATGTAATCTTGTTGCTTAACAAAGAAATTTATATTCTTTTGGTAAGGAGCATACACCCCATTTAATTCACGTTTAAACTTGATGTGTTCTGGCTTAAGGAATAATACAGTAGCCAAACCATCAAGCTTATCATTTGGTACTCCTTCTACGGATATTGCCCCACTTACAAGAAGTTGAACAATCATTTTATTAACTAAACCATCTATACCAGCAGTATATCTGGTCCATCCCTTGGTGGCTTTCTTAAGATGTTCTCGCATCTTTGAAGCCTCTTCATCGGTATTATTAGGGAAAGTTACTGTATGACTGGTGTTAGCTAACTTAAACATATCTTGCAATGCGATGCCCATATCTGGATTTACTTTATATAAATCCCGAATTAAAGGTATCACATCAACACGAAAAGAGGGTTCAACTAATTTAGTCAACCCTTGTAATGATGTAATTAAGTTATCGCTATCATCGTCAACTGAAACCCTACCAGGCGAAATCGATGTGGCAGGCTTCTCCTCTTTATTAGAGGATGTACCATTCTTGGGAGGGTCCTTCTTACGTCCCCAACCCCAACTAAAATTGAAGTACTTTTTCATCTTGGTTGTACGATTACGTTAGTTTTTCCTTTCCTTATGTGATTACATATTGCTTTTCCAAAGATATCATCATCGGCATATACATCCCCTTCAAGGTCTACATCTACAGCTGAATTGTTAGCCCTATGTTTACCCATTGCAACAGGTCTACCTAAACCATCATAAATGAAGGTATAAGCTTCTTGTACAAAGAATGGGTCCTTAATGATTATGTGATCTAATCGAATATCTTCTTCCAAGTTTTCTATTATCACTGAACGATTCTTTTGGGTGGTTAACCAACCAGGGGATTTATCCATTTCAGGTCTACTTTTACCTTTTTTCTTTAGCATCTTCTGGTAGTAGTAAAGGTTAGGGTAGCCTTCATCTTGAAGCTTAGAAGTTACTGATAAACCAACGTCATTGGATTCTGGAGCTATTACTGCCCAGTTAAACAACTTACCAGTATCACCAAGTAACTTAGCATAAGCTCCCACTGCCATTCTTCCCTTATATACTACTTGTTCTTCTCCTAGCTTATCCATACAAGTAAATGAAGAGTAGTCAGAAGCTCTACCAGTTGAAACGTCTGCACCAATGAAATATTCTTTATCTGATTCGGGTTCACAGAATTGTCGGTATTGACCATTAAATCTCTTCTTAATAACTGGGTAATCACTAAGGCAGTCTTCGATAGCTTTAATATCGGCTAAGTCGAAGACTGTATTACCCGATGATAAGAAGTCACCATCAATTTCTTGTGCAGTTCGTTTTGCTCCCAAAGCAGAAGACATTTGGTTATACCAATTGATATCTCGTTCTGGGTGCATTTGCCAGTATAATCGAATTGGGTTAAAAGGATTACCTCCTGCAATGGCATCTACCCAAGTTGAGTGATAGAAATTACCAACTCCATAGGGAGTGGAATTGACGATGGCAGCTCCACCAGTGGAAAGAGTAGGAAATGCAGCAGCCCAAATTTGAGCAGCCCATCTTACTACTGCTGCCTCGTCAATTACCAGAAGAGAAAGGGATTCCGAACGACCGGCTTCGGATGATGTCGGAATTGATTCAATAAATGACCCATTATCAAATTCTATCATGGAAGCAGAACCGTATTCTCCAGCTCTACCATTGATTATGGGAGTTTGAAGGTACCATGGAAGATTCTTGTACATGAACTTAATCTTCTTAAGCACCTTCTTAGCAGTTGTGTCTTTGATAGAGATAATGTTTATCTTTTTGTTGGGATGGTACATCGCCAACCAAAGACAGTACATTGAAATAAGTTCTGTAATTCCTGCCTGACGGAACTTGAGAATGATATTGAATCGTTGGGCAATGAAATTGTAGAGAACAGATTTCTGAAATGGGTATAAATCAAATCTTACCTTTCCTCTTACTGGATGTATCACATAGCAAAAAAGGCTAAAAAAGAAAACATCACTAGAAACTCGGGATAGGTTTGATAGCTCCTCCCGAGTTAATGTAGTTCTAGTTTCTGAGATAGTCTTTGCCATTACTTAAAAGTTATACGTTATTTGAAATTCGATGTCAGTACCTATACCAGATTTTATCTTCGGGTAGTAAAAGGTATTGACTCCGAATTTGTAATTAAATCTCTTAGTCTTGATTGAAAGACCAGCTCCCATATCGAAGAGATTATTGAAAGGTCTATATTTGCCATAAACGTATGGACTAAGTGATAACCTTGCAACTTTCTTTCGAGTTAATTGACCTTCATACCAGTTGTAGTTGTACTTATCTAAATCGATTGGGAATAATCTAGTTGAATAAGTGTTAGTCTCCTTATTGAACAGACTTAAGTTCAACTTATCTTTCTTCAAAACAATTTGAACCAGGGAATCTTGGTCACTGATAACTGGCTGCCTTAGCATGGAATCAGGAAAGAGAGTTGGCTGCTTATTATCATGAACTAAGATTTTACCTGGTTCAATTTTTTCTGAGTACTTCTTCTCTGGTTTGAAAGGTTTGTCTTTGTATACTGTATCTGGGATTTCATTGACCGCTAGTTCCAGGGAATCAACTTCTCGAGAAAGTTTATAATTCCTGAAGCAAAGGTAAATAGTAAATCCTAGAAGTACAATAAACAAGGCATTCTTTAAATTCTTCATGGTTTAAAAATTTAGGAAGTTCGTACGCTTTAATGATACTATCTATTCGGTAATCGCTTAGCGATTACCTTTATCGAACGAAGTGAGATAATATCCAAATATACTACTTACGATATGATATATGAATAGCTATATATACGCAGATAAATATATAGATATATATACGTAGTATATTATATATCTATATATTTCAAGGCACCTCAGAAACTTATATATAAGACTTTATATATAAAGCTGAAACTCAAGGTTCTTAGATATTTGCCTTTTTGAGGCATTTTTTGAACCAAATCCCTACCTCATAAACCGAACCCTTGGCAATTGTGTACCTTGCCTTGTTAAGCCAGTAATGGTAATCCTTAAAATCACCCTCGAAGGTATCACCATTTTTGTGAAGGTAAATTTCGAATTTATCGGGGAATCCCATAATTGCCTTGAAGTCTTCGGTTCCCAGAGGATATCCATCAGGTCTAAATTGCCTATCTGCAGGTCTGAGAGTTAAGGGAGGTTTATCATACTCCAATCTATACACTCCTGGAAGAGTACTCATCTTTGCAGTTTTGATAGGCCACTTCTTTTCATCCTTGAAATCCCTAACCCAGAGCCTATGTATCTTTGCTACTGTGAGATTTTTCTTCTCAGGTAGCTTTCGATAGTCATACATTGCCAGAGTCTTACTCATAAAGGGAATCTGGTTAGTATTATTTTTCTGAGAGAATGTGAGTGGTTTAAGTAAATTTCTAGTAGTTGTTGGAGTTTTTACTTGAAATACTTCATCAAAAGCATTCAAGTATTTCTTACCAGTCTTTTTATGTACTCCAATGATGAGTAATCGCTTCCTTGACTCCTGGGAGTTTCCGTAATCTAAAACTGACCTTTCGTGAAAAATTAATTTATAGTCTTTGAATGTTTCCTCAAAGAAATCCTTGGGAAGTAGTGTTAGCAGTCTTGGTAGATTTTCTATAAGAAATATCTTGGGTTTATACTCGAGTATTGATGCAATTACTAGATTAAGACTACGGTTATCTTTAGGATTACCCAATTCCTTTACTTTGGATAACCTCATTACTGAGGCTGCTCCGCAATCAGGGCTTGATATAATTATGTCTACTTTCTCATTGAATTCTTGTAAACAAAAGCCCTTATAGAACGGTATATCCCCAAAATTTAATTTCCATTGTTCTTCGCCTGGAGTGTGGAATACTCCCCTTATCTCTATGTTCCCTAACAAATTCTTCTTAAAAGGGAACAGGAGTGCACCCTGTCCAGCGCACACTCCCAATACCCTTAGTTTTTTCATTTCTTGTAGCTTCTCAATTTAATGTACTTAATCCAAGCAAATGGCTTACGGTCTTCCAGATAGCTCAGATTCTTATCATTATTGTGGGCTTCTTCTTCGAAACTTACATCATGATACCTTTCATTCTGTTTATCCCACTTGGCAAAGCACCTGATGATTATGTATTCGATAATATACCAGAGATAGAAGAATCCAAAAACCAGGGCCACTACCCACCAGAAGGATATATCAAAGGATAACCAGAGTATGATACCAAGTATCAAACCCACTATACTACATTCAATCTGTTGTACCTGATGAATACACTCATGATTGATATCATCGGGTTTACACTCTTCTACTTTGTGTTTGAAGAATGAGTTATACACCAGAGTAATTGCTTTGTAACTGGGGAAAAGAAATACTTTTGCTACCCAGCTGTTAAAATGACATCTTTTCATAATTTATCTTTGAAGTTTTCGTAAGCGTTTCTTAACTTTTGGTCGTAGGCATTCTGGGCATACCCGGGACCATTGTATTTTCTGGCAAAGCCAGCCCAGTCCTTTTCTTTGAGATTACTCAAACAACCAGAGTTTTTCATGAAATAATACATGAGTTCTAGTTGATTTGCATGAGATTCTGACATCTTATGAACGAATTCGAAGACATCTTTACATCCACAAAGATGGTGATTGAATCCACAGATTTGGAACATTCCCCAACTTGCAGACTTTAATGCACATTCCTCATCAATTTCTTTGGCTAATTCGAGTCTCTTATACTCGTGTACACCTCCCAAGTACTTCGATTTATCCCATTTAGGGAAGAAAATCGTAGAATATCTCTTACAAAGGTAAGCTAAATCTCTGTCAGGGAATTTCTTATGTACTTCTTTGTACATAATGTGACCCTCAAAGAGAATTTGAGGCCTACCATCAGCTAAAAACCCATCTCTACCTGCGGCTTCTACCAATTGAACAGCCTTCAATAGAGCAGGTTCTAGACCTAAGCGAATAGCAAGGTCTTTAATCATTTCATTTGTTAGTTTATCCATAACTTATCAGTTTTAATGGTTCAATTTTAGTAACGAAAGTATTGCTTATAACCCATTTTTAGGATGTTTCGAGGTTCTATTATCATATATAACTTATAAAATAATGCAATATGGGCAAGAAAAATGAATGCCAGATATGTGGCAAACCAATTAATTTAGAGGAATTCGATGAAACTAGAGAGATTCCCCAACTTATGGCAAGAAAACAAATTTGTTTTAAATGTGCTTTTTGGTCTAATCGATTAGCTTATGATAAAGAACTTGAAAAAGAGAAGAAAATTGCGGTAATTACTCCAGATTATTCTCATTGGATAACTAGAATACCGGGAAGTATTTTAATGGTACCTTCTGCTTTTGGGGGAATTTACCAAACTAAACTCCAACCAGTCAACACTCTTGGTGTTATAGATGAAGATAAAGAGAAGCTTTTCATTATCCGTTATAATAACATCACTCACCAAGGCACTATACCAGAACATCTAAGAAAGCTTTTTAAAGTAAACGGAGTAATTCTATCTCCACAGGAATACAAAATGCTAGAAGATTATCGGGGCAATGCCTATGAATTTATTAAAAATATGATTGATAATGCAATAAATAAGAAATAATTTCGTATATTTGCATAAAGAAAAATTCTTAATAAATAAAGATATGAAAAAAGAAAAGAAAGAAATCAAAAAGCTCAAAGAGGGGGATGAGGTTCTCTTCACATTATCTGGAAGACCCATCATTGAGAAAGTTACAGTGGAATCTATTGATAAAAAAGGTGGATTCGCAATGCTCAGTAACCGAGTAAAAGTTGCAAGAACCTTGGGTCCTGATGATACATATCCAAGATTGGATGGGCAAAAGGGAGAAGTTCGTCCGCTTACCGAAGAAAATGAAAGGGTTTTCCTTGCATATAAGGCCTATTTCTCAATTAAGAGAAACATAGAATTACTTGATAAGGAGATGAGAAGTATGAAAGATTCGAAAGCTTTCGATATGATGATTGAATTTGATAAGAAGCTTACCAAGATTATTAACAAATACCTCAAAGAACAATGACTACTGTATTAGCAATAATTTATTTGGTATGCTTACCGTTCACTGTATTTTTTGTAAGGGCTTGCTTGGATTATTTACCCTATACTCACAAAATACACTCTCTCGTTTTATTTATATCGATATGGTTGGTATTACCTCTATTTCCGATTTACCTATTAACTAAGTACCTAAAACATAAGTTGCTATGAGATTCTTTTTTGATAGAGACGGTGATTATGCTGGGTCATCAATGCAAGGGTGGGAGATACTTCTCCTACTCTTATTCCCAGTTACTTTAATATTCTTCTTCGTACTCTTACCTCTCTTCATATTATATAAGTATAATTCTAGAGAAGAGGATAAAAAATACGAAGAAGAACATCCAGAAATACTAAAAGCAGATTCTTATATTACCTGCTGGTATCCCTGGCATAGGTATTCTGTTGCATATACACTGGCTTTGATATTTTGGGTATGTGGGTTACTAATTAGCCTACTGAATTAATTATATGGTTACACTATATATGTACTTAGAGTCTTCGTGAGGAGAATAACCATAATCTACTAATCGAGGATTAGCCCCATTTCGAATGGCAAAGGTATTTTTTGAAATTGCACTACCTTTGACTAAAGTATAAATATACTCTTTTACATCGCCTGAAGATACACCATATTGAATCTGTAATCTAAAGGTTATATCGGAAGCTACTGGTTGATCTGATATTATATTACACAGACCTTGTGTGCTAGAGTTTGGGCTTTTACCTATACCTATTGAGATGTTATTTGTTACTTTGAGGTTGGTTTGAGTTACTGGTATACTCAAGTTAGCATCCCCACAGGTTAAGAAGATATGCCCTGAACGGTTAGCTCCAGTTTGATTACTCGATAAAGCGGTCAGGGATAACATGTAATAGTTCTCAAGAGTACTCACTGGGGCAACGAATACTGCGCACCAATCGGGAGCACTACCCACATGGGGAGTTTCTGGCTTTTTAGACCCATCACTACCATTTAAATAGGCCATCACAAGAATTTGAGCAGTATTACCTTTATTACTACCTAAAGGCAATGTGTTTGAAACCATTTTTATGTATCCAGTATAGGTAACACCGGATCCCTGAGTTACTGTGAGATTGATTTTGTTATTAGACCCATTTTGGGTAAATGTCAGAGTAGTAGACCTTGAGGACCCAGTATTTTCTGAATAGTTAATTTTTACATCTAAGTAACCATCTCCAACGGTAACTCCTCCCCAAATAGCCCAACTTACGGAGGCTGAGCCCAAAGTACAAGAGGGTGTAGAGGTTGAAACTACTTTGCCATTTACCAGTTTCCTTTTGAGGGAAGTGATACGGTAGGTTACAGTACCACCTTTTGAAGATACAGTATCTGTACCTGTATCTGTAATTGCACGTGCTAGTTTGAATAATGTTTTTTCTTCCATATCTTTATAAGTTTTTGGTTTATAGAAAGAACTTTGATATTGTAATCTGCCAGAGGGGTAAGGTGGATGAGAGCCAGGGATGTTTTATTCTCTGGTTTCTCTGTGTGTTATGTGGGCATGTGTGGTGTGGGATATCTTGGCATGCCCTTAATGCGAAGGCTTCGAAAGTTGTGGTACTAAAAATGAGTATTTGCCTTCAAGGTACCTCTTATAGCGAAAGCCTAAAATTTCCTGGTACTAAAAGGGGCGTACGGTTCCCTTAAATTTAACATTTAAAAATAAAAAGTAAGGGACAAACATTTTTATTTATCCCTTTGCTTTCTTAATTATCTACTAAATGATTATTTAAATTTTCTTTAAATTGTTCATTTAAACAATAACATAAGTATAGTAAAAAAGTTTTAAAAGAAAATTTTTTATAAATTGTATATTCAACTTCATTTAAATATTTCATGCTTATTTGTTCAATTAGTAGAAATTGCTCTATATTAATTAATTGAAAGGTTTGCACGTCAATAATAGTAGATATTATTCTATGATTTGATTTTAAAAGAATATAAACTACAAATAAAGCACTAACAAAAACTACTAATAAAATAATAAACAAACCAAATAATAACATAATAATTTTATTTTTATGATAGGGAATAAAATTTTATTCCCTATCTGATTAATACTTTATTTGATTGATTTTTTCACAATTTCGAGACCTTTTATTAATATCTCTTTCTTTTCTTCTTTAGTGTTTTCGCTTGCAATCGAAGAAAAAGAAAAATTGTTTAAAACATAGACTTGTTTATAAAAGTCTATAAATCCCTCAATTAGTTTTTTATCTGCATTTGTTGCAATCGTTGAAAGAAAATTAAAAGTAACATTTCTAAACTTTTTTCGCAAAGATTTGATTTGCTTTTCGTTTGCTCCCAAAAACAACTCTTTTTTATAAATTTCTGTTTTTGTCCCTAAAGCTGTTTTAAAAAGTCCTTGATTTTTTTCTTTTACAGACTTTAAAACGTCTAAAGCAATTAAACTATTGGCTTTGCTGTTTGCTACTGCTTTTTCTACATTCACTTTATTAATTTGATTTTTCATATTAAATTGCTTGAAAGTTTTATTATTAATTATTTTTATTACCTTTTCAAATAGACTTTCAAGACTTTTTTAACTATTCTAATAAGGTAGTATTTGTTTCGTTTCTGTATTGCAAATATACGAACTATTTTTTAATCTACAAAATTTTTAGAAAAATATTTTCTTAAAAAGTTTTAATTAAAAATTCATTCAAATATCGCTTTGTTTTTCTCACATTGCAAAGATACGGACTTTATTTTAATCTACAAACATTTTCAAGAAAATTTTTTGAGAAAATGAATAATTTTATTTTCAAAATTATTTTTGTGAAAAATTCATAAAATAGAAAATATTGTGCACCCTAAAAGGACTTAATATTTGCACTTAATTTTGGGGGTTCACAAGGGGAATCTTCGCACGCCTTGTAGTGGGCATATATGATATGTATATGGATATTCCTATATGGCCTATGCCTGTCCTCTAGGAAGTGTATTATATACCTGTATATTGATAGGGCCATTAATGGACTAAGGTGATAAAGAATTAAGGCCCTTGGGATATATCACTCTATAAAACCCCTTGGTCCTATTTCAATAAGGCCATATATAGACTATGGTAAGCCTATGGGAAAAGTGTTTCATAGATTAGCCTATAATGGCTTACTAAGTTAGCGTAAGTAAAAACCCAGAACCTTAGTTAGGCCTGGGTTAATTGGTTAGTATTCGCAATATTCTCGTTCAAGGTATATGTTGAGATCCTTGAAAAGTTTTATACCGGGTATAGGACCATCATTTCTGTCCCAAATCTCGAATTCGATAAATTGGGTCTCATAGCCTTCTATATCTGAAATAGAAAGGAGATAGTTCTGGCTTGGGTCAAATTCTTCAAGGAAAACCTCGATAGTAGCCTTAATCCTAATAGGGTGAGTATTAGTAATGCCTTTAATGATGTTAGTTAATCGGTTTGATAATTCTTCCGTGTTCATAGGTAATGGGTTTTTAATTATTAATACTTTATTTATCTGATGCAAATATAAGAATAATATATTATATATGCAATAACCCTAATTGCCTTCGTAGGTTATTAAGGGCTTTGAATTATATTTGCCTAAATCTCCGAGGCCATGAATGGAGATTGCCATTTACCTTCCATACCTATAACTAATATATAATAACTAATGGCTCTCGGTAATCTAGGTACCCCTAAATCACAAAATTGTCCTAGAATACAAAAGTTAATGCTAATATAAATACTAAGCAAATAAATTACATACTTACTAGGAATATTACCTAAATATGCCCCTTGAAGGCCTTAAATCCTATAAACCATTTAGCCATAAAACCTAATATCCTATTTACCTAATCCCCAACCCAATACTTATTATATAATACCTAATATAATAACTTGGTGAAGGCAATCAAGGTAAATTGTGATGGCCATTAATCGACGATGTACTAAAGCTATACTACATACATACATAGAAGCTACATAACATATCTGTATTATATAATCCCCTACCTTCGAATTACCTTGAATGCAATCTATAATATAATACATATAAAGGGTACTCAAGGCAATCGGATTTAGGGGCCATTAATGGTCGGATTTATTTGCCTTTTTAGGCCTTTTTGTGATTGCCTTTAAAGTGTGTAGTAGAGCTATATGGTATAGTGGCTATATAGTGAGTTGAGTGGCTTTGTATAGTAAGGTAAGTTTGCCTAGCCTTGTTTGCCTAAATCCCCAAAACCCCCGGCGAGGTACCTTGATATGTATTAGGATATATTGATTATGTATTATATGATTGGTATGTAGTATAATGAGAGGTATATGTGTATTAGGTATTTTATTATATGTACCTTAGTTAGGATGGTAGCTTAGTTAGCGCTATTAAGGTTTTGTTATTTTGTTTTGTTTGGGAGGAGGGTATGGGTTATAGGTATATGATTAAGTACCTATAAAGGTGGGATAGTGATATTAGTGATAAGGTATATAGGATTAGGGTTAGGATTTGTGATAAGAGGTATCTTATTTTGTTTGTTGGGTGGGTATGCTTGTGGGCTTGGTATATTTTCTCATTGCGTATGAGGGTTAGGATAGTTCCTACGGATAGGATTATTCGGATTATGTGATAGAGGATGTTCATTTCTTTTTGTTTCTTAGTTTCTGTTGGGTACGGAGGAGCTTATTATACTGGGCTTGGGGATCACTTAGGTATAGAGTGTAATTATTTTTGTTACTGCCCGGATTAGGGAAGTGTTCTGTCCAGGTATCTTGGTGGGGTATGTATATTAGGTCTTTCTTTTTCATGGTAGTGATATTATATCGATTATGGTTATATCTCTTAATGGGATTTGTAATATTTCTCTTATCTGTAATCTTATGTGTTCGGAGTGGAGATGGTTGTTGTTTATCTCTTGATTGGGGTACCTTAGGTATGGCCTTAGTTCCTCAGTTCTATATGGGATTACCATTTCCTCGGTGAAACCCTCTGTGTATTCCTTAGTGTGTCCTGGTACCTCGAAAGATACCAGGAATTTTCCCTTTGTTAGCATGGCTCTATCTCATTGGTTAGGATTCTTATATCGGTATACTGATTCATGTATTCCCTTTCTGAGGATATGTCTAAGCATTTACATGCTATATAGTGACCGTACATTGATATACCTGATTTATAGCCTTGGTCATCGTTTAGGAAGTTAGCTAATGGTATTTTGTCTACTGAGCATACCTTTTGTTGTCCTGGTAGGGTTTCGGAATCTGTATATCCTACAAAGTCATAAGTATCGGTATTATCGGTCATGGTAGAGAATATTTCGATTAGCCAGTTAAAGTCCTCTAGAGGTACTCTGTCTAGCCATTCCCATCCGATTGGGTATTGGTTTACTGTTATGATTGGTTCCATATTATATGTCTTTTATGGCAGTGGTAGTTTGAATGAATTTTATCTCTTGGGATTCAAGGTGAACATATTCGAAGTATTCTTGGATTTCCTCAATGGTGTTGAATACCTTATCTGGGGCGTATACTCCATTTACTGCAGCTATGATTTCTGATTTAGCCCTGTTTGGGTCTTCTTGAAAAGAATGATAGCAAAGACTTATTTCATTGCAGTTATCGCTAGTATCTTCGATGATGACTAAAGTTGTTAGTGTTAGTTTCATGATGTTAATTGAGTTGAGGGTTAAACTTTGGTTTACCTAATAGTACGATATGTGGGAGTTCATCTTCATCCAGGATTCCAAGTATGAGATACACATTAGGATCTTTGGGTATTTCGAAATAGAATCCCGGTTTAGGTTCATCCCCATTGAATGATACATGTACTATTTTGGTGTTTTCTAATAAGCCATTTAGTTGTACATGGGATAAATAATTGCGAATAGCCGTATGAGGTTCTTCGGAATTGTTATCCCATATAGTTAGCATATCGTTAAACCATTCGGGATGGTCGCATAGTTTGATTAATTGGTTTTTGATGTATTCTGTCATAGGTTATAATATTTTGATAGGTCCTCAATGAATTGTTCCTCTTCTTCAAAATAGTCCTGGTCTAATACATATTGAGATACGTAATGATGATAGAGTGGGCCAAATAATAGGGTAAATAGTTTACCTTTTGCTTCATCGGCAATTTGTTGAAGTTCATCATTTTCTTCTTCGGAAAGTTCAAAGATTTCGTTTATTATTCGGTCATTGGCAGTTTTCCAAGTTTTTACCAGTTCCCTGGCCTGTTCATGTATCTCTGAAGGTAATGAGTCTAAGATATGTTTAAGTTCTTCGGTAATCATAATGTTATTTGTTTATGGGTTTAGCAATTACTGATATGAATCCTTGTGGATATAAGGTATACATAATCTGATAGTTCCCTGTGGGCAAGAAGACTTGCATTATATTTGCAAGTAAGGGATAGATTTTCCATTGGTTTTCCTCTAGAAACTTGTTCCAGTCTTCAGATTCTTCTGGATAATCCCCAGATAGTTGGATATGGTACTGTTCCTGGTCAGCAATAAATAGGTTAGTTACTACCTGTATTTCATCTGATTCCTTTTTGTATTGGGTGATTGGATACCAGATGCCTTCGGTTTTCCATTTATTAAGTTGGAACAGAGACATGCCCTGTTCCAGTACGTTGAGTAATTTATATAAGTTTACCATAGTGATTATTTATTTAGTTGGTTAAATAATTCTGATACTGCAAGTTGTTGGAAGATTTCTGTTTCCCTGTGGTCTGATTCCCATTTTTCGATAGCATTGTAGATATTGGTATATTGGGATATCATGTCCTTATCTTGTTCATCGTCTTGGATAAATTCCCGGAGATGTTTTTTGAGTCCGGTTATGATATAATCCTGATGTTCAGGGATTAATTGAAGAACTCCGAATAGGATAGCCTCTACCTGTGAGGGTGAATCATCATAATATTGGTCATCAGCACCCTTTGTTAAGTCCATGTGAGAAATAATGTTTTCCCTGAGATTTTCGAAGAGAACTTCCTCTGAAGCATATGTGATGATATATCCTGAGATATAAGCAGCAAAAGGTTCATCCTCTAAGTCGATTGAATAAACCTGGATATTGGTAGCTTCCTTGTTAATGTGCAAGCCATCTGAGTAATCGTAAGTGTAAATAGGATGGGAAGCAAGCAGTTCCCGGATAGCATCTAAATTTTTTAATTCTTTCATAATGTCTATATTTAAAATGTTAGTAAATTGATTTCTCTATGCAAATATAAGAATAATATTTTTATTATGCAAAAATAAATGCAATAAAGGGAGCCCAGAAATTAGTGTTTCTGAACTCCCTGGGAGTATATAGAACTGGTTCAGGGATTAATATAACTCATCGGCCAATAATGGTTCCTTGGGCTTATTTAATTTCTCCTTAGAACGTCTAGTAGCCCAATTTTCGTAGGGTTTATAAGTGAATGTACGCATTGTTTCATTATATGCAGCATATACCATTCGTTTACGAGTTATTCTCCTGCCATAAGTTTTCTTAAGATTAGCAAACCAATCTAGATACTCCTGTAAAGAGTTAAAAGTTTCTTTATGCCCGTCTAAATTACTTTTGGGACGGGTTTTCCATGTTGCTTCTATATAGCATTGGTGTAAGGTGATTGATATAAAGTATCTGCACCAGGTAGCACTAATGATAGTGCCCGTGGAGATTTCGATCTCCTGGGCAACTAATGGACTAACGTTATACTTTGTCATGATATTGAGAAATTAAGTTGGAAAATCCAGTTGTTTCTATCGAGTTGATTGAATGATATGAACCTCCCATCGTTATCGGTAAATTCATTCATGAATTGAACTGCAGCAGATGCTAATTGCCCCTTATAGGGATTAGTATCGGCAGTTATGATTGATTCGAAAATGAAAGAATAATAGGTAGTATCATAAATTTGTACCTGGTTTATATCCAAGCAATTGAGTTTGTAATCATCCTCTAGTTTGATTAAGAGTCCCATTAGAAGATTAAGAAGATTACCCTGTTCATCAGAGTCAAGTTCAAATGTAGATTTCTTTTCTAAGAAATTGCGAACTACCTTAGTTAGTTCGTCTGCCTGATTGTAAGTTACTGAGTTCGTTTTCATATTTTTGTCTATTTTAAAATTGATATGCAAATATAAGCATTTTTATTTTTATAGAAAAATATATCTAATTTATTTTTAGGGAGGCTGAGGATGTGTACACGCTATGAAAGGCAGTGGATTAGACTGCCTTTCAATTATTAAGGTAATTGGGGAGTTAGCAAATATAGAGCCTCTCTTATAATTGAACTCTCCATAGGTTCTAAAGAGGGTTCCTTGTTCATTAGTCCACCTTTCTTCTTTTCGTTTTCAAATACTTCATGTATGGCTTGCTTTAGTTTAGTAGCTAATACCTCTGATAACTCCTGAGATTTAAGAGAGATAAGTAACCCTTTTCGTATTTTCTCAATATCTTGGTCATTCTTAGTAATGGGTTTTGCTTCTACTAATTCTTGTATACCCGAGGAATATTCATCTAACCGTTCATATCCCAAATGTTGTAGGTCATTAATGAAGATACTGAATTCATCGTAAGTAAGTCTAGTATCAAAACCTACCCCATGGTATAGTTGTACTAAAGGTGTAAGGATTCTCCTCAATGTATTGAAATCCTTTAGGTGGTCTAATTCTATTTCGGACCTAATAGGTACTTTATATACCTTTTCACCCTTCAGTACTACTAACAGAACCATTAGTCTTGGTGGTAATCTTTTCTCGTTCATAAGCAAGTTTTTGTATTATGAGTTGTACATAGGTATTTCTCTCTTTATAGATAAACATTACCGATAGAAGTATCTCATGTTTCGGTAATATCATCTGTATGAAATTGCCTGGAGCAATTACAGTAGCTACTACTGGAGAATCCTCCTGAGAGAAATTCTCTAATATCATTTCTGCCCTCTTAATGGGTTCTGGTTTTGTTGGGTCCAAAGTTAGGACTGGAGCTGTTATACATTCCTTGATACCTTGTGTTAAGGCATTGTATAGCCATTCATCTTTTATATCCTCTACTTGGAGGTTTTTCATTGTAATCATATCCTAAACCTATTTAGAGTCCATACACCCAGGATATTAGAGAATACCCATAGTTCCCAGTTTTTGTAAAAGTTATAGGGTTTACTGAATTGAGATATTTGAAATATTATCTGATTTGGTGTTCTAGATAACATTTCTGCATGGCAAGTTAATACTCCAGAAGATAATTGAGCTTTAAAAGCTTTAATAATATCTTCATCACTTTTAGTCTCTAATGAGGTAAGCAATTTAATAAATTCTACCTCTACACCTTGAGACATGTTTACATTTCTGAAGGCAAACTTTTCTTTATTTTCCATATTCGTCATTTTTAGATAAGAACTCTTGAGCTAGTTCATCTTGAGTTCTTTCGATTATGTTCTTTACTATTGTTTTATTTTCTACTCTAGCCCACATATATAGCATGCCCAATTGAGCATCCATATAGCAATCTATAAGAGATGGGTCCTTTCTAAATACATCCCATTGTTTTACGAAATTTGTTCGAACCAAATCCCTATAACCCTGGTCTGATATGCCATCTTGGTCTATATAAGCAGATACCCTTTTCTTGACTTCTAAAAGGATTTTCTCTAAGCTTTCGGGTAATCTGAAATTTTCTGGTAAGTTATGATATACCAAAGCATTAGGTATCAATTCCTCAAAGGTAAACTGATTATCGAATAGTTTCTTTGGGTATCTACCTGAAAATATCAATGGTAGCTTATACCTTAGCAACGATGGTACTACGTCGTATATAGCATAATGTTTCCGATATTCCTGATAGACATCGAAATATAGATTCTCATCGAATATACCAGATTTCCTCATTATTGCCTGTAAAGTATTATAAGCAGCATTGATATGAGTATTACTCAATTTGAATACTAAGTTGCCATTTTTAATAGCAATGAGTTCACTACAGCATCTCTTTCGTCTAAATAAGTTCATGTGATTAAAATGTAAAGTCAATGTATATTTTCCTTGTTCCCTTGAGAAATTTTTCGTGATTTGAGTCATCATACTTATGGCAAGCATAAGTCTTAGATGATTTATCATAATGGTCTCTTACCCATACTGGAGCAGTATCAGTTGGTTTTAATTTAAAGTATGTACCCTGATTAACCTTGTTAACCCGAGTCTCTTTGTAAGATGTCTTTGGTAGTTCCATATTTTTGTCTATTTTAAAATTGATATGCAAATATAATTCTTTCTTTTTAAATATGCAATATCCGGATATAACTATGGGAGCTTACTATTTCGGAGGAATTGAGATGCAAATGAGCCATCCTCTTTTTCTTCTTTCTCAAAGTCTTCATATTGATATAACTCTGGGTCTTCTTCGTCTGGGTCTATACGCATTTCGATTTCTCTACGTAGTTCATGATGTTCTTTAGAGAATGAAGACATAGCTCCCTTATAATCATCAGTAATTTGCATTAACTCTGCTTTATTAAGGTTAAGACCCTCTTTACTTGTATCTACTCCTTCTTGTTTAGTAGCAACTACTTCAGGTAGAGACTTAATGTCATACCTATCCTCCAATAGTTTAGCCTCTTCTGGTTTATCTAATACCCTTTGTGATTCCAATACGATTTGACGTGCCTCTTCAACGGTGATTGCATTTTGCTGTGTTACGTTGTTCTGTTGATTAAATTGAGCAAAGATATTTGTAGTACTTCCTCCAGTAAGATTACGTACTATTGATTGCAGAGATGTAGAGGATTCAAGCTTTAATTTAAGGGCCTTTCCCAGCTCGGCAGATATAAACGGTACGTATTTCCCTCCCTGAGATTCTCTTAGGATATTAACCTGATGGGCTATTTCCATACGGTCTTCCAAAGCCCATGCTAGTTGTTCTCCCATTAACGCTTGAAGTAAATCTTCTGCTTTTTCTTTATCCCATATTCTAGAGCTTAATAGCCTATCTCTCATAAATACCCGTATGTAGTTAATATCTATACCCATACGATATGAGAATGTATTTATATCATAAGTGATACCACATAATACTCCATTACCCATCAGCCATTGATTAATAATGTAGTTGTGTATCTTTATCAGAAGTTCATCATTTGGGTTCTTCTGATATTCTAATGCCATTGCAGTAGTCCCCATAGGTCTTGGGAATCTTACCATTTTATTTTCCTTTTCTGACATACAAATGAGATTTTCTGATATCGGAACTTTCATCATAACCCATATACTCTAAATCGAACCTTACATACAGATTCAAAGATAGATTATAGAAATATCCCTTATATTTTTTCTTACTTACTGATAAATTAAAAGGTTCACCAGAGATTAGGTCCCTGGTGAATACTAAATTACCTTTCCCAGTGATGGGAATATTAAGGCAAAGTTTATAATCTCCTACCTTAAATTTATTCCCATGCAGGTCTGTGATTTCCCTTGCCATAGTTTGCCTTTTTATGGTTCGTAGGTTTTTTGTCTTGTTTACTACGGTTATTGGTTATCCCCTTTTGCTCTTCGATTAATTTCTGAACCTTTGGGAATAACCTTTGCCTTAAAGGAACTACCTGAGTAGCGAAAAAGGCATTCCATAATTTCTGAGTTAATGGTTCTCCTATTTTAAGTTCTGAGATTGCCCAGAATTTAGTTTCGAAATTCTTAACTATTTCCCTAAATCGGTAGTAGTATATATTGCCAGTCTTTTTATCTATCCCAATTGTAGTGGTTTGGCAATAATCTAGAAATTCTTTACCTAATTCGGATATAAACTCTTCCCTTTTAAAATCATAATTCTCTTGGTCGAGCTTAAATAATTTTACGTAATCGATTGCTTCCATATAGATTTAGTTTGTGATTATTAAACGAGGTATACTTTCATCTGTAATCTGAAATAAGTACCCTCTTACATCATCCTCATAATAAGAGGACCAATATGTTCTTCTAACTCTGAAATTATCAAGGATTGCCCCTTTGGGTACTCCAGTAATAAATAAGCAATGCTTAGGCATCATTGGAGTAATCTCAAATTTCCCATCCTTGAAATTACCATAGGTACCGTAGTCGGGCATATTACCCGTAAATCCAGTATTCTGTAATATGTCTTGAACCAGAGTAGTTTGGGGTATTTCCTTTTGGTTACATTCTATGGTTAACTTCGATTTGCCTATATATAGGTCTTTAACTATTTCTCTAAACATTTGTATACGATTATATGGGTAATACCATTTTTCTTGAAGTAAAGGTTATTCTGTGAACGTTCCTCTAACTTCTTTAATTCTCTTCGAGATTCAGTACAAATTCTATCAGATTTCCTTAACATATCTGATACATTATCCCAGATGGGTGCCATTGGTTCTACTGGCCCTGCATAGATAACTTTGTGTTTAGTTTCTATTTGGGGATATTTTGATTTATACTGATACTTACCTTTGCAGTAAAGTACGTTATACTTTTCTGGTTCGTTTCTTTTTTCGTTTTCCATTTTTGTTAGGGTTAATGTAATCGGATATTTCATCAAGCTGACCTAAAATCAATGCCTGAATGAAAAGGTTTATAGGCCTGAAAAAGAAATTCCTTACGTTATCGGTATTGATATACCAATCGTAAACGATAAAGAATTTCTTAATCTTAGAATGCTTAAGTGAATGCTGGATTAGATAAGACTTACAACATCGTTTATGTAATTCTACCAATTCTTTGTCCTGCTTAAGCATCTCTTTATCAGAGAAGATAGTGTAATCCATTTTGTATGAATTGAGATGCCCAGGTAATTATCCCGGGCACCTGGTTAATAAAGGTTTATGCAACTTGTTCTGGTTTGAGGACCTTCTTTCTAAAGTCCTCGTATGCTTTAGCAGCAGCCTTGAATTCCTTGGAGTTCTGGTCCTTGATACGAGCCATTGCAAGTTCCAATCGATGGAGTTCGTTTCGAGTTTGTTGTCTCCATTTCTTCCGAGCAAGAGTATCAACTACATCAGCAGGGTATACGTATTTAACTTCCCGATTAGAAATTACCTGTTCGATGATGGATGGTTTTTGTTGTTCCTTAACTTCCTTGACAACCTGTTCCTTTTTGGAAGTTTTGGTTTTAGGAGAGAGTTCTACCAATTTGGCATTGGCAAAATTAGTGGCAGCTTCTTGAGCATCTTGTACCAATTCCTTTTTAGTCTTTTTGGCCTTAGGAGCAGAAGCCTTAGCAGTCTTAGAATTTTTAATTCCTTCAAGTTGTTCGGCAACCTTAGTTGCAACCAGGTTAGTAACCTTTGTTTCATTCTTTTTCATAACGTCTATATTTAAAATGTTAGTAAAATGATTAATTTCTTTTTCTGATACAAATATAAGAACTTTATTTTAAATAGAAAAATTTTATTTGAATTATTTTCTATTTGCTCGGGTTAATCGGCTAAGAAGTCGAAGATTTCTGGAGGATAGTTAATTTCATCCTCTGGGTCATTTATGTAATCTTCATAATCCTCGTTATATTTATCGTAAATGTTATCTTGTGATGTATTGGGTACCCTTGTACATCTTTCAGGATATTTCTTTACGAAGTCATAGGCTTCTTGAGTAGTCATTACCTTGTCTGAGGTAAATTCGTAGGTTACATAAGAATAAGTTTCACCCAATCTAGAAACTTCATATTGCTGGTATCCAGATTTCTCAATCTTATAGATTTGATTTTCTGGAATAGTTTCTATTTCTACCCTATACTTATACCATTGTTTCTTTTGCTCCCTTTCTTTTGGTTTAATACCCATGCTATCTTGAAGAGAGATTAACTTGGTTATGGGACTTTCAAAATGAGAAGGAGCAGTGCTCACTTCTACTGGATGAGTTCTATTCTCACCAATAAAGTAAATCACTGCCCCCAAGGTTACCAGGCCCAATATGAATTTAGTTTCTGAGTTCATAACCTGTAGTTTCGAATTTATTTTTAATGTTCTTTGCAAGGTATTTACCTTTTGATTCTGCTTGATGTAAACCGTTGCAGATTTCATAAGGTACATCATCATAGCGATAAACTCGATTACCTTTAAAAGCAGCCCAAAGTTGTTTTTTCTTTGAGTCATAACCAAAGCCCTCAATGTTAGAGGATTCGCAAGGAATCATTTCGACTCCAGTGTTCATTTCTACTGATTCTAAGTATTCGTTCTTTTCCATGTCTATATTAAAATTTTAAAAGTGTTAGTTCTGGGTGGAATTTGAGATTTGCCCTCTGGAAGATTGCCCAGGTACCAAGTACTCCCTGAGAATTAGTATGTACCCATTCATCTTCCATTCTGAATAATATGTGAGAGCATACCAGCATTTGGTATTCACTTAGCATATTTATCAGTTGAGGAGTATTCTCCATTTCTACGTATAATTCAATGTGCTCATCTAGTGCTCGAATTATTTCGTCATCCTCAATCTGAAGGAGTTTTTTGATTAAGTCTTGGGCAATGTCATTCCCATTTTTAACATCCTCTTTGATTGAGTTGAGTGATTCAATCTGAATACTAGCAATGAGCTTTACGATGTCTTTTGTTTCCTTGTCCATAATTAAATTTTCTTTATGCAAATATACTAAAATTATTTTATATAAAATACTCTTTTAATAAATACGGAGGTAAGTGTTAGCGGTTCTTGATTTCCTCTATCTTTTCCTTGATTGAGTCGGGGAAGATAGCATCATCTACCCATCGCATAAAGAATTTAGAAGGCTTCTTTTCTGGATTGAGAAGTAATTGTCTTTGCTCTGTAGAGAACTTAATACGTTCATCTTCCCTCATATACTTTGGAAGTTTAGTGAATTCTGCCTGAGAGAAAGAGATTACGTTTTTACCAACTTGGGCCCTTAATGGTTTCTTCCTTTCCTTATAGAGATATGGGATAATCTTTTTCGAGGGTCCCCCAAGAATGCTAAAACCAAAGATTACCATTGGGTCAAATTTATCTGCTTTTGGGTCCTTAGCCCGTTTGATACATCTTGCCATCCAAGAAAATGAATTGGGATATTGCTTATTGTCTGTTGCTTCTCCCACATCTTTTTTATTAAACTCAAATCCAGGAAAGTGAAATAGAAAATCTTCAGTAAGGATAAATACAAATCCCAATCCCCTAAGATATTTAATGATATCTTGTTGGCTTTTACCCTCTTCAATCATTTTTTCTACATCTGCAAGAATATCCTCCCTTGGTGATTCCAATTCCTTAGTTGTAGACCCTGCAGGTCTTCCTCTGCCCACATTAGGTGCCTTAGCAGGCAATGTACCAGATAACCTATCTAAGTATTCTTTGAAGTTATCAATATCTTGTTTATTAGTAAGAGTTACTTCTACTCTTATGGGACCGTTATGCTGTACCTTTGGACCTGAATTCATCTCGGTATAAGCATCTACCAACCTATCGGATAATGGAGTACCATTCTCTGATAGTGTAGTGATTCTAAGTTTTGGTTTATATACTTCTTGTTCCATTTTCGACTTAATTAGAAAATAAAAGGCCTGAACAATTTTTATATTGCCAGGCCTTCTACCATTATTAACGAATACTCAAAAATATGATAAGTAAAAGTAAAAAGTGCTCTTATTAATCTTCTTCTTTAGCGGCCTTCTTTTTCTTCTTGTCTTTGGCCTTCTTATCTTTCTTATCGGAAGCCGGTTTCTCTTTTACCTTTTCTTCCTTCTTTTTCTTAGTTTCCTTTTCCTCCTTGGGAGCCTTACCTGAAGCAAGTTTTCTTTGCTCCATACGGTATTTTTTCTTCTCAGCCGAAGTCATTTCTCTGCCATCGATGAGAGGGTAATCGTATTTGGTAGCTGTTCTACCGCCATTTCCTTTCTTTTCCTTTTTCTCTTTGGCAGCCTTCTTCTCAGCTTTTTCCTTCTTCTCTTTTTCCTGGAGTTTTACCAATTTCTTGTTGTTCTCTTGGTCAGCTTCAGGATAGGCAGCAGCAACTTTGTCTCTTTCCTTATTGAGCTTGTTTACAAGTTCGGTAACCTTTTTACCATGTTTCTTGTCTTTGGTCCAATCCTTAGTAGGGTCCAACTTGTTCTCTTTAAGGTAAGCATCCAAAGCTTTCTTAGCCTTTGTGAGTTCCGGAGTCTTGGATTCCGATTTACTCTTCTTTTCTGTTTTCTTAGCCATTTTCATTTATATTAGGTGAATAATTGAATTTCCTATTTACATAATACCATAGTTATACCTTCCTAATTTGGGTTGGGATTTCTTTAATTTCTAGGATTTCTAAACTGCATTGTTTTAAAACTGCCTCGAGTTGAAGTATATCTTCTACCTCTTTCTGAGATAAGTCCGTAAAAGTTTGTTCAAAAGTTTCTTTCTGTTCCCCCCTTATAAAATTAAATTGGGCAACAATATAAGTCCCATGAAGTTTTTTATTCAGGGCTCCTTTAAGAGATATGAGTTTTCTTTTCAGATAATTACTCTTCAACCTATGGGATTGGTATTCGCCTTTCTTACCCTTACTAAGAGCTACCTTTTTAAGGTACGAAACATAATCTAATTCTCTGAGAGTTTGATTAATGTTTCCCACTAATAATCTTAAGTCTTTTTCCATTTGGGTCTTTGCATTACTTGGTTAGATACTTCCTGAGTTTCTTCTGATAGCATTTCTCTTGCCTCATTTATTATATTGATTGCAAGTTCCCTTTCATCTGGTCCCAGGTTTAATTCTTTATCTTCTAGTGCATCAGTATAAGTATTTATTAGATTATCCAATGCAAGTATTCGAATGTTCTTTCGAATTGCTAATTTCTCTTCTTCCATGGGTATAAAAAATTAAAGCCCACTACCTTCACAGGCAATGAGCTTTTGGCTGAACAACGTCCTAAGTGTAGATGTTATTCATATAAACTTAAACTCTAAATTTATATAGCAGACATATGGGATAGTAGTTAGTAAGTTAGAGAGTTTAATCTTCTGATTCTTCCTCTTCTTCCTTAGCCTTTTTGTTTTTCGGAGAACAAATAACGCCATGTCCTTTCTTAGACTTAACGGTAAGAGTTCCCGGAACGAATGAAACTGAAGTTGATACCGGTTTGCCATCCGTAACCAATACAGAAGTAACCACTACACCCTGATAGCCTTCCTTGTTCTTAACTGCATAACCAAAGTTCATTACCTTGGATTTGTCGTTAATGGCAATAACGTCGATTTGCTTGCTGTTAGGGCGTTGTTCAGCCGGCCGATTCTTGAGTGCCTCTTGACGAACTTTACGTTTAGCTTCTTTTTCGGGGTCTTTTTCCTTATCCCCTTTCTTCTTGGAGTCTGATTTCTTTGTTGCCATAATTTTTAATGTTTTATAAGTTAATGGTTATTATAAGTAAACTTCTACGTTTATTAATAGTTGATAGTAAAGGTAGGGAAATTTCCCTACCTTCTTTTAAATCTTGAATACGGTTACCAGATTACTTTTTCCCTTTCTTGCCCTTACCTTTGGCTTCTTTCTTTGCCGGCAATTTGAGACCGAGTTCTTTGGCAATTGCTTTACGGAGTTTTTCGACGTCGTCTTCATCGTAATCGTCTGGGTCAGTTTCAAGGTCTTTGTCGTCGCAGACATCCTCAAGTTCTTCGAAGTCCATTTCGGCAAGTTCTTCACCGGTCAGTTCTTCCTCTTCTTCTTCTTCTTCCTCGGAATCATCATCATCATCGTCATCATCCGATTCCTCTTCTTCTTCTTCTTCTTCCTCGGAATCATCATCATCATCATCATCGTCATCATCCGATTCCTCTTCTTCTTCTTCTTCTTCCTCGGATTCAGAACCAAAAAGGTCTTCGGCTTCTTCGGCAGAAAGCATGATAGGAGCAGGGATAATCTTTACTGAGCCGTCTTCGTACTTAATGATGATTGCACCATTGATTTCTGTTCTGGAAACTTCTTTCAGTTCCACTTCTTTTTTCTTCTTAGCCATTTTCGTAATGTTTAAGTTGGTTAATAATTTATTTATATCACTCTGTTATAAGTTTCTTTACCAGTATGGATTTCTGAGTATACCCAGATTTTACTAATTCCTCCTGAGCAATATTGAATTGTTTTATCTCATCTAGAGTTGTCTTTAATTCTAATTGAGATTCAATTGTTATTGCCTGAGAGGCAAGTTCCTTGTCACCTTGATAAGTGACTATCTTAAACTTCTTACCTGCAAATGGGTTTGCTGGTTGATGTGCTGTGATTTTAAAACCTTCGTTATTCATCGCTATATTTAATTTTAGTTATCCCAGGAATACCCACCTTCCCAAATACTTCGGTATAAGATTTGTATTTCCCTTTTATCATTGTTTTATAGTTATCGGATAATCGAATTGGGTAGACCCATATTTTATTTTCTATCATCCTATTTGTCATTATATAAGCATAAGACCTTCTAAGTTTAATACTCTCTAATGGAACAAACCCTTGAAATAATAGAGACTTCTTAATAAACCTTTCTTTGGGCAAATATCCTAAAAATTTAAGTGATGCCTCATCGAATATTTCAAGCATATCCCTTTGTGCTTTGATAAATAGTACCTTTTGTATTGGGATGTTCATCTTCTTTCTTAAATATAAAGCCAATGAACCTACCAATGGAGGATACTGCATGAATAACAGATTGAATTTATGTTTCTCCTCTTGACTCAGCCTGTTGTAAATCCTGTAGGATAGCAAGATTGATTTGTAATCTCTTTTGCCTTGTATACTTGGGAGATATGCCTTGCCGTTGTCCATAGAGTTTGATTGAGTACCTTTCATTGAATTCTTTTTTTCCTTTAGACTTAAAGACTCGGTGCATTTGTACCATAAATCTTCTTCGTCGGTGTTTATCCATGTGATATTCATCAGGCATTATGAACTTCCTTGCTTTTACGAATTTACCCTTAAACCAGAATTTAGTACTACCCTTTTTAAGAAGTTTACCATTCATATCGGATAATTCTCTAATGCCCTGTTTTATAAGTTTCCTCCCAGATATTATATGAATATATTGAAGAACATCTACACCATAAAGATAAACTAAGGTAACCTTTACTTGGTGTCTAGTAAAGTATGGTATACCGGTTAGATGTTTCCTATATAATTTCTTTTCAGTAACAATCTTATTGGTGGTATCTGGTCTCCAAGTCCATATATAATACCTATCTGGTCGTATGGGTCCGTTGTTACTTTCCTTTAGTTTTACCATTTATATTCCTCTTTGCCATTCTATACCAAAGATTGATAGATTTCTCATTTGCTTCGGGGAATTTCTTTTTCATTCTCCGAATAACTCTATCAAGTTCAAAACCTTTTGCAGTTAATTCAAATACATAAGATTTCTTTGTACCCTTGATAAGATTAAATTCATCCCTTTCTCTTGGTGGTTTCTTTTCTCGAGGTTTCTTTATCCCAGGAACTCGTTTGGTTCTTCTTTGCCCATTTTCCCCTTCTTCTCCGAGAAACCCAAGCCTTAATCTGGAATTTCTTAATGGGTCATCTTTCGAATACCCAATATTTTCTAATTGCTTATCCATCCAATCGTCATATTTATCAATTAACGATTTATCTGGCTTTTCTTCTGATACATTGATATAATGTAATAAGTCAAATACCCCAGCAGAACAAGCATCAGGGAAAGGCATCCCTAATATTATTGCCTTTCTCTTTAAATCCTTATAAGTCATGTTTCTCCCAGAAGCACCAAGGAAATTTGATTTCTCCTTGGATGGAGCTTTCATGTCTTTTCTACTCTTTTTTGCCATATCATTAATATTTTAAAGTATTCATTTATTTTCTTTGCAAATATAAGAATAAATAATTTAATCTTATCTTATTTCTCTATTTATTTTTATAAAAATCCGAGGTTTTTGCTCGGTTCGCAGCAGTGGATTTAGGTTTTTTATGCTTTCTCTTGATATGTGTGTTATAAGCCATATCCAATTTCTTAATATTGAATTCTATGTTGTTCACTTGATTATAGTTTACTGCTCTTTCCACACAGCAACGGTACTCTGGCCAGAATTTTTGTCCAAGCTTAACAGATTCGGTTTTAATCATGAACTTAGATACCATAAAACCAAAGGTATCAGCATCATCTTTAGTTTTAAATACATACATGTAAAATCTACTGAATTCATCTACTACTTCATCCAAAGGTCTTACTGGTAACAATAGGTAACCATCGGTATATAGGTCCTCAGATATTAAAGCTACCCAATACTTTTTCTTTCCTGGTTTTACTTTATACCTAAACCTTTCCTTGAGTTTAGTGTGCATCCAATCCGGTACCCTATTAAGTAGATATTTGATGTATATCTTATCTTTTTTATTCGACCGTCTTTTAAATGCAGAAGGCTGTTGTAGCATCCTTGGAAGTATTCTAAAGTTATTCCACCTATCAAATTCAAGAATTAATCTTAGAGTATCTATGTCCCATTCATCCTCAGACTCCTTTAACCTCTTCATGTTTCTCTCTATATTTTTAGAGTTTACCTTTGGGAGTAATTGAGCTGAGTCTCCTGTGAATAAGCTTGCTTCTTTTCTTTTTAATCGTTTCTCTAAACATCCCTCCATATAATCTTGGAAATTCCTCTCACAGGGGCAATCTGGTCGAAAAATAGAAGTGTGTTTCTCAAAAAAATCCGAGAATAGCCTAAAGAATTTCTCTGACCGTTCCCGGATTTCAAGATACTTGTAATGAGATAACTTTAAAATTTCACCAGCTTCCCATGAAGATTTACTTTCTGATAGTTGAAGGAATAATGATTGTTGTTCTTTATCAATTAAACAACTCCAGGCTTTTTGTTGAGCTTCGTTCATAACATTAAATTCTTCTATATCTCATTATACTATCAATTGATTCATTGGTTATCTGATTAGGATCATATTCCCCAGAATTAGCATAAAGCTTATCTGGGTCATGATTTAAATATACACTATAGATAACATTGTCAAAAGGTAACCATACTTCCATTCTTCCCATTTCAGGGTATATAAGAACTTTTACTCTTTTACAAAGATGGTCAACCTCTAATACTGTAGCATCTACTCCCTCATAGGGATAACCCCGTAATACTAAGTAATCTCCAGGCTTTACATTGACTAAATCATCTACTGAAAACTTCTTATTCTCTCTAGCAATACGTTTAAATCGCCTTACTTCTTTTCTACTACAAGTAGCCACTAAAGAAAAATCATCAAAGTCTTCTGCATTGTCAATCCTTACCTTTTTCTTTCTTGGGTGCATTGTCTCGGTATTACGTAACCAAGTTCTGATACCAGATATATTCCTACGTAACTTATTAAGAAAGGGCCTTGAGAATGCTAATTTAGTGGGCATTCTCATAAAACCATAATTGAATAATACTGGTACTTCTTCGAATACCATCTTACCTTTTGTGGTTTTTCTTAATACGTTTACCATAGGAATAATTGCCTTGATTTGGTCATACCCCTTTTCTTTGAGTTCTTTATTAATTTTATCACAGTACTTCCTTTCAAGGTAAAATATACAATATGAGTATGGGGTATGCTTCTTCATAGGTTACCGGTTTTTAAGAATTAACTTAGCTTGTTTATGTACTAACTTATAGTTTACATTCTTCAATATGTCACTAGCCATGAATACATAAAGAATCTCATCTATCTTTGGTACATCAATTACCATAATATTGGCTTTATCGAATAGGGGTTTATAGAATACGGAAGATAAATCCTTTCCAACTACAAAGAAAAATTCTTCTGAGGGCATTGAATTATATCTCATACAGAGTATAGGAACTTTATTTGCTCTTTTTGCATCCTTAGAAGCTTGTTCCCAGAATTTTAATATATCACAACCCTTATTACCTAAAAGAATATGTTCAAACTTAATCTCTTTATAATTCTTACACTCAACGGATATTTTACACCGATGGGCATGTCTTTCATCTTGACACATTATATCTGAAGCTAAATCTCTACTCTGGTGGTTTGCCCCAGAATAGGGAGTTCTTCCGAACTTGTAAGAAGTCCATTGGGTAAACCATTTTGAAATCTTTAGCTCAAATCGATTCCCCTTCTTTTTGCTATTTGCCATAATTACTGTCTTGTTATATTAATTATTATAACATTATAGTAATTGGTACCTACTCAGACCTTGGGTCTTTTCCACTTGCAGAATTTTGGTATTACCAAGAGGAAGTGAATCTAAGTGGGTTATCAAGAATAAAGTTTTCTCTTTGAATATGTAACGTATTAAGGAAGTAACTATTTCTATGTTATCTGAACTTAGTGATTCAAATACCTCATCAAGGAATGCTAAGTTAATACCCTTAGAGGCAGTTAAAGCCTCATTCATTGCAAAAGCCATTGCTACACAGACCAATTGTTTCTCGCCACCTGATAGTTCATCGTAATCTATAATCATCCCATCTCTTTCAATAAGAGTAACAAATTCTTTTCTAGCAGTGCCCAAATCAATATTAAATTCAACCCTAAATCCCAATACCTCTGAATACTTATCAAGGCATTTATTTAAGAACTCAAGGGATGAATCAAATAGATAAGCCTTAATCCCATTATTACCCAATGGGTCATTAATTAACCAGTTATAATTCTCTAACTCTAACTCTTTATTGTGAAAGTCTTCATCAACCTTCCGTAAGTTTTTCCTAATCTCCTTAAGTTTTTGTTTATACTTTGGAGACATGACCTTAAGCTTTTCTTGCTTGAGCTTAGCCAGGTCTTCGTCAATAGAAGCAATATCAGAAGCAATATCATCACAGTCTGATTTTAATTTCTTATACCTATCATTTACACTACTAAGTTCTTCCAACCTTTCTAATGCCTCCTGATACTCCTTATCATATTTATCAAGGTCAGAAAACGCTTTATATATTGATTTGGCATCACGTAATGCACGTTTGTAGTGACCTTCTTCTAACTGTATTACTAATTCTTTAATTACTTTCTTAAGAGGTACATTTGATAAATTCTTGGCATCTTTTATCTTACCCCTCAAATCAAGGATTAGTTCATTTTGTTTTTTAATCTTTATCTGAAGCGAAGCATCTACTTCATCCTTGATTTGTTTTTGTTTTTCAATTAGTAGCTTAGTTAGCTTTTCTCTATCTTGCTTTAACTCTCTTCTTTCTTCTTTGATTTTTTGCTTGAAGGATTTTTCTCTATCTCTCATATCGAAGTAAGCTTCCTTGTTAGCCTCTAATTCTTTCTTAAGCATTTGAGACTCATGCTCTACCTCGTTTATTTGAGATATCAAGTTATTTTTATCTTGTAATGCAATGCCTTTAGCAAGGTTTAAGAACTCTAAATCAAATACTTCTTCGAATATCTTTTTCTTATCCGAATTAGATTCTTGTATAAGTCTCTTTATACCCTGACCAAACATGATTGAGTTCATAAACAGAGTATATGATAAACCTATCTCTCTGTTTATAAAATCCTGTATCTTCCCCTTCCCTTTTATATCGACTATATCTCCATCTTTCATGAAGATAAGTCTGTCTTTGCCTTTAGCACCATCCTCAAGTACTTCATCATACTTTTGACATCTAACTATCTTATATGTATGAGAATCTTTCTGAAAATATACTTGTACCTTAGTACCCTTGTAATCTTTAGGCCTTACTTGCTTCCAAGTATTTACCTCAGAAACACCCTTTAGGTTTTTCCCATATATTGCCCATACCAAGGCAGAGAGAATAGTTGATTTCCCTTTCCCATTTGGTGCCTTGATAAGTATGGTACAAGTTGGGTTTAATTGTAGGTGTAAGGATTCTATTGAACAAAATCCTTCTGCCTCTAAGTTTAAGAACGTTAACATGACTCAGCCTTTTTAAGTGTTTCAATTAATAGATTAGTTTTAACCTCATCTTTAATACCTTTCTCTCTTAGGTATCTCTTTGCTAGAGACTTCTTAGAAAGTTGCTTAGTAATCTTATGTTTGTTATTAACTGGAGTACTAGCTTTTTGAGGGATTACCGTATAATAATTGCCATCATCCTTAATATCCTCTTCCCTTTCTACATCGATGAACTTTGGGAAATTTTTCAAAGGTACAAACTTCAGAGACAAATCTTCGTAGATTTTCCAATACCCCAATTCACAGTCCCTATCAGTTCTTCTTTGATGGTTAGGTGCCCCAATCATATAAACCTTCTTTGATAATCTCTGGGGTTTGTGTATATGCCCACATAATACTAAATCGAATTTATTGAGAACATTCACATTTAAGTTTTCTACGGAATCTATTTCCCTACCATCTGTATCTTTTGCACCAGGATAATCGGTGTGTAGTAAAAGAATATTCTTTTTACTTTTATCTAATTCTAACTTCTTTAAGTATTCACTTAGACCCACGTTATTATCAATATAAGGAACCCCATATACCATAATATCTTTATGTGTAGAAGATAGTTGGGTTTTTTCATAATCTAATATCATGATACCATACTTCTCTACTTGATAAAGCCAGCTAAAGGGTTTAGTACCAACCTTACTTATTTTCTTAATATCATGATTTCCAGATATGGCATATATCCAAAATCCTTCGATTAGTTCATTATAACATATCTCTGCTAATTCTTGGTCCATTGTTTCGGCCTTATGAAATAAGTCTCCACAAAATAATGCAGGACAGTTAAACCTTCTACATAATTTCCGTATAATCGACAAAACCCTGAAACTATTCAGGGTCCTGTGATTGTTCTCATTAAACTTAGCCCATAGGTTTATATGTAAATCCGAGAAGGCTATTGCTATTACTTCTTTTCCCATATCCTATCAATATAATACCATATCTGGTTTAGTCTAGTACAAAAATCAAGGTTCTCTACGCATACTGTTGGTATTTCCCAATTTGCAAGTAACTCACTCATGATGGAAGATATTTGAACTTGAAAGAATCTGTTCATAATTCTCTTCTTATTATCCTCCATTGGCCAATCCTTGTAGTTAGACAAATTTAAGGGTAGAAATATTGCTAAATCGCATTGGTTTTCCATCAGTTCCTGGCATTGACAAAAGAAATGCTCCATTTCACATTCGGGTATATTTCTTGATTGTTTATACCAGAAATAAGCCGCTAAATCTGCATAACTTCTATCAGTTACAAAGTTCTCTTTATCTTTGAATAGCTTGTTTCTCATGTTTAACAATTGAAAATCGGATTTATACATTGCTTCGGAACCAAGTGATAACAACTCATTATGTGATATACCTTTAGTAGCTGGCAATAAATCTGACATACTGCCGGATATGAAGGGTATATCATATTTCTTAGCTACAGCTTGTGCTAAAGTAGTCTTCCCTATACCAGAGGGACCTACAAACATAATTCTCTTACTCATGATGTAATGCTTTAAATGGTTTTATAAATTCATTTGTCAAAAATGATGCTAAAGAGTATTCGATACAAAGTTCTTTGAATTTCTCATACTTAAACTTCTTCTTTGACTTAATTGGTAACTTATCCAATGGATTATGTCTTACAAACCAAAAAAGGTCGATTAACTGTTCATTCCTTTTCCATATTTGAAGATATTCTTTATTCTTACTCTGGGCAATAAACTTCTCAATTCTACCCTCATCAAGGATTTTTCTTGCCTTTACTGGGCCTATACCCGGGAACCCTGGTATATCATCGGAGGTATCTCCAACCATTGCAAGGTACTCTACCGTTTCATGAGAATGATAACCGAATAATTCTTTGCAATTATCCATCCTTATCATCTCATCTTTTCTCGGATTATATATCCTTAGGTTATTTGTAAGCAACTGATTAAAGTCCTTATCTGAAGATATGAGTATCATTTTCTCGGATTGGAATTTTTTAATTGCAAGGTATGCTAAGAAGTCATCCCCTTCATATACTGTGGATTTCTTTTTATCAAAAATATAATTAATTCTTAGCATACACAGCATTTTCATTATAATTGCCTTTTGATTTTGCAATGATTCATAATCTACGGAGATGTTTTTCCTATGGCCCTTATAATTTGGTAATAACTCCATCCTTACTGGTGAATGACCATTATCAAATGAAACATAAACCTCATCTGGTTCGAACCTTGTAAGATACATATGTAGAGATTTGAAAAATCCGAATATTGCCCCACTTGGTTTACCATCAGTAGATTTAAGTTTTTCGAACTTGTGAAAACTTTGGTGTAAAATATTTTCGCCGTCAACTAATAATATTAATTTTTTATTTTTCATATTTATTTTTATATTTAATATAATAATCTGATATTAGTTGATGTCCCAGCCCGGTTATCTCTGATACCTCTTTTCTAGTAAACCCCATACCTATCAACTTAGGTATATATGACCTTTGAATCTCTGTACCTTTGATACATTTACCTTTTAATTTGTTTACCATCCTCCCATCCCTAGAAGCTTGAGACATATTGTCTTTTTGTGTACCCCAATAAAGGTTCTTAACTGAATTATTAGTAGGTACATTATCTTTATGGCAAACATAGGGTAAATTTTCGGGATTAGGTATATAAACTAAAGCCACTAATCTGTGTAATAACCATTTTGTAGTACCTATACCTGGTTGGGATAATCCCACTATATACCTTCCATTCTTATTCAGATGGGGTTGTTTTAAGTGATATCTTTTGTTTAATATACCCTTACCATTAACATCCCACCTTGAATATATTTTGCCTCTCTTAGATATGTGGTATCCTGGATATCCTGGGATATTATCATGAAGTATTTTATTCTGATACTTACCTTCTCCATGAGTATAGATTGGAGAAGTCCAAGACAGACTACCTATCTTATTATTGGACCTTGTAAATTGTGTTTTCTTGCTCATCGTCCAAAATCTAATTCATAAAGTGAAACTTCTTGAATCTTTTCCTCTCCAAGATATACATCTAAATAATTCTCTGGTGGGCTATAAGCATCTATATACCTAACCCTAGATTCCATTCTCAAATTTTTCTTAAGGTACTCTTTAATTACTTTCTCTATACCTTCTACCTCTTTCTTATTCATCGTCTTCCTCCTCCTCTTCTGAATCTGAATAGTTTTCATATTCTACACCATCGACTGGGAATAGATTTGTTTCTATTTTCTCCAGTTGTTTTTTAGTAGTACCTATGGTATTTACTCCAGCTTTCCGTAAAAGTTTTCTACGAAGTTCATCGTCTTCTTCCAGAAGCTTTTGGAATTTCTCTTCTCCTCTTGCAAGAGTTTTCCCTTTCAATTTATACCCACCAGTAGTTTTTTCGATTACATCGGTATCTACCAATACATCTTCCAAAGCATAGCATCTGTCAAACCCGACTTCGTGGAATTTAGGATTGAAATATACAGGGCATTTGCTGATTGTAGGTCGAGGAGGCGCAACTTTATTTTTAATAAGTCTGATAGTGACAAGTTTCCCAGCTTTCCTTTCTTTCCCATTTTGTTTAATGGTAACAGACCTTCCTGAATAGAAAGCAGCTCTGATTGAAGCGTAGAACTTAAGTGCTGCACCTCCTGTAGTTGTTGTATTATCTTTTCCAAATCCGACATTCAAAGCAGTTCTTAATTGGTTAATATATATCTGAGATACTCCCAGTTTGTAGAATAATTCACTTCTGATACGGAAGTATTTATAAAGAGCCTTTGCTCTACCTCCCATCTCTGCCTTACCATCAACCATCTTAGCATCTATATTATCGGTACAGTCAGTAGCTGCAATGGAATCGATTACTAAGAGTATCGGTTCATTGTGAGTTAATTGAGAACGTAAATAAATTGCTAAGTCTGCTACTACGTCTGCAATATATTCAATACGGGTATCATTAACAATAGTTACTCTTGCAGGGTCTACTCCATTGATTTCAGCCCATGAATTCATCCAGGATTGTTCAGCATCTACCCATATCACATGACCTCCAAGTTGTTGAGTAGCATAAGCAAAGTTATAAGCCACTAAAGATTTACCAGAGGATTCCTCTCCAGCAATCTCAACGATTTTACCATAAGGAATACCCTTACCGAATAAGTAGTTCAAAGCAAAGAAAGTAGATGGTATATATAAATCGGTATCAGTTACTTCTGAAGCTAATTTAATCATACTCCCATATTTCTTTGCCATCTCATTTGCTGTTGGTACTTTTAAACCAACCTTAGATTTCTTTGCCATAATGTAATGTCTTTAAACTAAAGAAGGTGATAACAGAACGAATCCAATTACCACCTTCGAATGAAACCATATTACTAACCCTTAAATATCCGATTTGTATTTTCTTTTCTTTTTCTTAGGTTCATCATCTTCCATGTAATGGTCTTTGTGAACTCCCTTTTTCTTTTTCTTCTTGGGTTTATCATC